TCGCCTGATGCGCCGGTGGGCCACGCAGTCGCAGGGCGCGGGCGACGGTACGTTGAACGTGCTTGAATATATCCGCCGGAACAACATTTACACGGCGGAAAACTCGGGCGCGCAGCTTCGCATCGTTTCGACCCGCGCGCTGAACGGCGCTGGCACGGGCGGCGCGGATCGCATTGTGGCATACCGCTACGATCGCGAGGTACTGCGTTTCCACCTGCCCATGCCCAAGCGCGTGATCCCTGCCCGTCAGGCTTCGCTCCAGGGCTTCGAGCAGGCGGTCATGGCTCGCACGGGCGGCGTTGAAATCCGCCTCCCCGGCGCGATGGCATATTGCGACGTGCCGCTCGGCTAAGCGCATAATCTAAACCAGCAATTGGCCCCGCTAGTGTGTTGCTAGCGGGGCCTTTTGTTTACCGTTCGAACACCAGCGCCTTTTCCGCCGTAGCGCGATCGGCATCGGGGTTAGCCGCCATGAAGCGGTCAAGCGGCGTGGGATCAGGCTTGATTAGGCCGAGATGTCTGCAAATATGAACCGCAAGCGCAGGGTCTTCGTCAGCCCAGTCTGCTCGATACACCTCGTTTATCGTCATCCGCGCAATTGTCACCGTATCCGCGATGCTGGCGTAATAGGGGTGATCGGCGGGAAGCCTAATAGCTACAATATCTCCATCTTCACGCCCGCCATGCGTGAACCAATTTGACGAACCATCATCGCCTGCAAGATGCGCCAACTTGTTGGTGTCTGTGTATCCATCCTCAGAGCGCGACCAAACGCGCAATTCGCCAGTTTTGTCGATTAGCCATGAAGGGCGCTCGCCATCTTCAATCGCAATCTCCGGTCCCCAAACAATGTCACTCATGCCTTCCTCCTATCCATGCGCTACCCATAGCGCCCACGATGCGTTACAGTCAACCGTTATTTTACACGGAGCCCCGAACAATGGCGTATACGAACGATACCAAGGCACTACAGGGCGTCCGCATGAGCGGTAAGCTGGTGTGGGTCAAGCCCGGCGAAACGGTGGGCCAGGAAGCGCCCGCCAAGCCCGCAGCGGAGCCCGATGCCTACGCCGACATGTCCGACGATACCTTGCGCGACGAGATCGAGGATAAGACCGGCAAGCGCCCGCACCACAATACCAAGCGCGACAAGCTGATCGAGCAGCACAAGGCGCTTTAAAGCGTATCCACGAAGCGGGAAAGCGCGTCGGGCAATCCGTCTGGCGCGCTTTCTTTTTGCTGATCGCGCAGCCCCATTTTGCGCAGATACCATTCCGGTATGCGATTGCCGCCCGGCGTTCCGCCTACTTCGCGCACAGCCATCCGACCACCACCACGATTAGGAATATCCAGAAGCGCCCCACGCGCCCGCCCGAAGCCGATAACGCGTGGGGAAGGCCGTATCTCACTTGCCTTCGCGCTCTAGCTGGCGTCCGCGCTTTAAGGCGGACAGAAACGCATTAGTGATACCACCGCTGTCGCCGCGCGCATATTCGTCGCGATGCGCCTCGGCTACCGCAATATCAGGATCAACCGGCTCGGGCAGCAGGGCGGCGATGGCGTCAGCTTCTTGTTCGCAAGCGCCCCAATGGCCTACGTACTCGCGCCGATGCACTTTTCGAACAAACGCCTCCATTCGCTCAAGCTGTTCGGCGGCGGTGCGGATGGCGGGGGCTGCGTTGCGGATAAACCATTCATTGTTAAGACACCAATCTCTCCCGTCCATATGCCAATTTTCATTGCTTGTTGCACCGCACGGACAATCAGTTGTTTTAAACATGCCGTTAGCATCAGGCCCGCTGGCGTATGTCATGGGCACGATCTTGCCGTCAGACTTACGAACTGCCTCTAACGGGCGGGTGATATCAATCACCGTCGTCATTCCATCCTCCATAGCCATCACATTCACCACACGTCTTTGACACGATCCACGCGTCATAGTCAAGCCATATCTTTCCGGTCCCGCCGCATTCGGGGCATGGAATGGCGGGGTCGGTCATACATCCCCGCGCGCCTTGGCGAGAGCGGTGTAAGCTAGGCGCCGCAGATGATCATATTCGCACCGTTCGGTCAACGCTTCTAGCGCCTCATACAGATCGGGCGCGGCGCCGATTAGGCGGGCGTTGGGGCGCCAATCAAACTCGACTTGTGCCGCTCCCGAAAAAGAAAGCGTGGGCATCATGCAAATGCAGTTTCCCTGCGCATCCTCAACCAACGCGCCACCATCAACCCGCCACTCTCCCGGCGTCCAATTCGTGCCCATATATTCCTCCATTTGCTAACCGACTTACCCCTGCCCACCGATTTATCACCTGTCAAGGGATAAATCTCTAGGTCCGTTTCGGCCGTAGTGATAAATGGGGGTATGTCAAAAAATACCATTACAAAACAATAAGATAGATTTATCCATATATAATTATGGGTATGTATGTATGTATTTGGCGCGCCCGCGTAGTTCCCTTTTCCTATATAGGGGGTGGATAAGTGGATAAATGCCGCCGCCCACCCGCGCTACCCCCGCCGCCCCGGATGGGCTATAATCGTGGGCATGGCATACGATCCACCGACGCTATCCGACTTCCGCATCCGCTTTCCCGAATTCGCGGATACCTCCGACGAGCGCGTGGAATATTTCCTGAACGATGCCGCCGCGCGTGGGCCGGGGCAGGATTGGCTAGATGCTGATCGGGCGCTAGGGGTTATGTACCTAGTCGCCCACGGGCTCGCGCAAGGCGCGGCATTGGCTGGCGGGAGTGAGGTGCCAGCGGGCGTTACATCGCTGCGGTCTGGCGCGCTATCACTTACGTTCGATGCGAGCACGGTCCAGGCGGCGAACGCGGGCGGCTATGGCTCCACCGCCTACGGACGCGAATTGCTCGCCTTGACACGCCAGAACGTGGGCGGTATGAGGGTTACGGATAGTGGTAGTGTAGATGTTGGGTATGGCGGCTATCGTAGCAGCTTGCTCGGTTGGTAGGAGTGAGGATCATGGGCGAGTGGATCGAGTGGAGCGGCGGCAAGCAGCCGGTTGCTGATGGCACGATGGTTCGAGTGCGCTTTGCCGATGGCGAAGAGCAGGATGCTGATGCGCGCGATATGCGCGACTTGAGCGGCGACGACGATTACAATTGGTGGGAACATCGCGATTGCGATGGTTGGCAAGATTGCTACGTAGCGGCCTACCGTGTCCTTGCTTAACGGCGGCATCGCCAACATCATGCATCGGGCTTTTGCGGGCATCTATCTGCCCGCCACGCTTTATGTTCGGTCATTGACCTACAATGACGGCGGAACCCCGACCGCGACCGATAGCGAGTACGCTTGTCGCGCGCAGGTTGATAGCGCGACCGAAGCCATGCGACAGGCGCCGGGTTACACCGAAAAGACCGTTCGCGTGCTAGTGCTGCAAAAGGGCCTCGACGCCAAGCCGAACAGCAATGACAGCATTGCTGTGGGCGGCGCGAGTTACGCGATCAGCGCGGTTGAGGCGGACCCGGCGAACAGTTACTGGCAATGCACGGCGGAAAGGGCTTGAACATGGCGGCTTGGATCAAGATTTTGCACGATCGCGATTACACGCACAAGTCGCGCGCGGTGACGGCGTACAAGCGCGGTGATGTGGTTTACGTGCCTGACCATATTGGCGGTGCATTGATCCATGATGGTGATGCTGAGGCGTGCGAGAAGCCCGCGCGCAAGACTGAAGCGGAAGAGCGTAATGACATGCTGCTGATGGACCGCATCAACACCGACGACAATGGCTGACTTAGGCAAGCTGACACGGGAAGCTATAGTGAGGGCGCTTCGCGAGAACGTGCCCATGATCGCGCTCGTGCCAGCGCCGCGCATTTATGGGCCGGAGCCGCCCGCCACGCCCGTATGGCCGTGGGCGTATTGCGCGAGCCCTATTGAAACGCCGTACCGTGCCACCTGTATGGATGGCGCGCAATGCAGCGTGACGCTTCACGGGTTTGCTAAAGGCCCAGGCGATGACACGGCGAGCGCGATCGGATCGGCCATGCGCCGTGCGCTCGATGGACTGATTTTTCCGGTTGACAGCGGGTATGCGGAAGTGTCATGGGAGCAAACGCAGCTTTTGCGAGACAGCGCGGAAGCGAGCGCGTGGCACGTGATTGTACGTGTCGCGGTCGAGGTTGTTGTTTAGGAGGGCGTGATGATTGATGGTCCAGTTATTGTTTTGGCGTTGGTTCTGTGTTGCACGGCTTATGCTTTTTGGGAAAAGTGGCTAGATAGCCGAAACTAGTCCCAGCCCTACCCCCCGCCGTTACCATCGGCTAGACTATCCCGCGTAACGGTTCGGCGTTCGGACCATAGCGCGGGATTTTTGTTGCATGGCACGTCCGACGATCATTCGGGGCACCTACGTCACCATCCTCATGGGCAATGGCGCTTCGCCGGAAGTGTTTTCGCCCATTTGCGGGCTGACCGCAAAGGGCTTTACCGCGCAGGTCAACACCACCGACGACTTCGTTCCCGATTGCGCCGATCCCGAGGATATTCCCGCGCGCTACGTGACCGCGACTGGGCGCCAGTGGGACTTGTCGGGCTCGGGACTTCTCAACCTCGACAACCTTGAAGCGATCATCGACGCGCAGGGTCAGATTAAGAATTACCGTTATGTGATCGGCGCCCCCGCCGCCTCGTCCGCGTACAACGGCTATTGGGCGGGAGCGGGCATGATGACCAACCTCCAGTTCGGCGGCGACCAGGATGCGAAGGCGTCGGTTGACATCACGATCGTTTCCGATGGTGAGTGGGAGTTTGTGGAGGCGTAAGCTATGCCCACGACTAGCATTGACCTAGAGTTTGGCGATGGGCGCTACACCTTCGCGCTGAAACCGCACGGCATCAACGAGATGCAGGAAAAGTGCGGCATCGGCATCGGCGGACTGTTCGCGCGCGTGCTGCAAGGCCGGTTCGTGGCGGCGGACGGCATCGAATACGGCTCGCACGCCGATGCGGCGTACAAGCTGGTGGACTTGACCGAAACCATCCGTCAGGGGCTTATCGGCGGCGGTCAAGGCGAGGCGGATGGGCAAGAGGTCAAGGTGACAAGCCTTGTCGCCAACCGGCTGGTGGAAAACTACGTTGCCAACGCCCCTCTCGCGCAGTCATGGGCGCTTGCCGCGTCGATCCTGTCGGCGTTGATCGAGGGATACGATCCGCCTAAAAAAAAAGCGGACGTGAACGAGGCGAGCGAACCGACGGATGGTTCGACTACGCTGGATATTTGACCGATTGCGCCATGATGGGCGCCAGTGCGATGGCGCGCGATTTGACGTATTGGGAATACACCGCGATGTTGACCGTCTATAACGAGCGCCACAAGCCCGCCGACGAGGTGGAGCGGCCCGACATGGATACGGTCCAGGCATCGTTCGACATGATCGCCGCCAATCCCAAGATGCTCAACTGATGGCGGGCGACCTCAATGACCTCGCGCGGTTCTTGCGGCTAACACCCGATGCGATCGGGCGGGTGGTTGGTCCGGCGCTGTTCGTAGCAGGGAAGCGTGTCGAGACGGCGGCTCAAATCAGCATTACCGAAGGCGCGATATCGGGAGCGGGGCACGTTCCATCCGTAGCGCCCAATGCACCTAACAATGATAATGGCGTACTGGCGAACAACATTGAGACGGTCCAAATCAACCAGCTAAAGGTTGAGGTGTCAAGCAACGCGCCATATGCCGCCGCGCAAGAATTTGGTACCAGCCGTCTAGCCGCCCGTCCATACATGGCGCCCGCCGCTAACAAAGAGCGCGGCAATGCCGAAAAGATTGTACAGCGGGCAGTGAAACAAGCCGTTCGTAACGCCAGCCGAGGATTGCGCTAATGGCTGTTGCCGAACAGGTCGTAATCGACCTCATTGCTCGCACCGAAAACTTGGAGCGTGGCTTCGCGCGCGCGCGTCAGGAAACTACTCAACTCAATCGAGGCGTGGGCGCTCTCAAAGGACTGCTAGCGGGCGTTAGCGCCGTCGCATTGGCCCGCGAGTTTATCCGACTTGCCGATGCGTCCAAGCAAATCAACGCGCAGCTACAGCTTGCTACGCGCACGTTCGGGACGTTCGCGCAGGCGCAAACCGATGTTGCTCGGATCGCGAACGAAACGCGCGGAAGTTTGTCCGCCACGGCTTCCCTTTACGGCAACTTTACGCGCGCCACGCAACAGCTAGGCGGTACACAGGCGCAAGCCGCTCGCGCGACCGAAACTTTTTCCAAGGCGCTAAAGATTGGTGGCGCTGATGCCAATCAAGCGGCTTCCGCCACCCTACAGTTTGGGCAGGCGCTGGCATCGGGCGCGCTGCGTGGCGACGAGTTTAACTCAATCGCCGAGGCAAGCCCGCGCATTCTCAAGCTGGTGGCTGATGCCATTGGCGTGACGCAAGGAGAGGTGCGCGGGCTCGCGGCGGAAGGCAAGCTGACCAGCGACGTTCTTTTCAAAGCGCTTACCGATCGCAAGTTTACCGCTGGTATTGATGCGGAATTCAAGCAAATCCCGCCCACGTTCGGTGACGCGATGCAACAGGTCGAAAACGCCGCGATCACCACGTTCGGCGCGTTCGATGAAGGCGGCGAGTTTACTAACGCGCTCGCGGGCTTTATCAGTCGAGGGGCTAAAGGCTTTGCCGATCTAGCTGATAGCGCGCGCGAAGAGGGGCAACGTATTCGTGCGACTTTCGGTGCGCTTGCAGATGTATTTGATCCCATCCTAGCTGGCGCGCAGAGCGTATTCAGCGGAGTGAGGTCAGAAGTCGATTACACGCGCGAGAGCATAGGCAACATCCTTCGCTTGATCGACAACGTATCCGGCTTCGCGGCGGGTGGCGCCAACACGATCAACGATATTGGTTCTGCTGTTCAGCAACGCTTTCTAGGCAATGCCGGGCGCGGCCGGGTTGCACGTGTGCAAGGTACTGATCTAGCGGGCCGCTTTGAGCGTGATGCGCGACAGAATGACAAGCGTATTCGTTTGCAAGCCGCCGTCCGCCGCCTGGAAGGGCAGGGCTATATCGTACCCTTGCTCCCCAACGGTTTGCCTGATGAAGCTAATATCAGGCGGCGACCGGATGCGCCTACTCCACCTCGCCCCAAGCCGAAAGGTAAAAAGTCTAAACTAAAGAATGGCACATCAAAAAAGGCTCTTACTGCCGCTGAATTGTTGCGTGCCGTCAATAATGATCTTGTGGATTACACCAGCAACATCGGGCAGATTGAAACCGATCGGGACCGCGAGCGGGCGGCGAGCCGTCGTTTCGAAGTCGTGTTTGGGCGCGAGGGTCAAGATTTCGACAATCCCTTTGCGGGCGTTGAGAACAACGATAAGGCTATTGAGCAAGCCGCGAAAGCCCGCGAGGAAGTCAACGATATGCTGTTCCGTCGCCAGGAGCAAGATATCCAGACGCTCGCCAGTCTGTGGGAAACGGCGTTCACGCGCGGGTCGAAGGGCATTTTCGAGCAATTCAAGGCAGAAGGCATTCGCGCAGTCGCCCTCATTCTCGCGCAGCTTGCGGTTGGCAAGTCGCTTAGTGCGGCGATTAGCGGCGCAACGGGACCGAATAGCGGTGGCATTTTTGCGGCGATCGGCAATGTAATCGCCAGCACGGCCACCAAGCGCGCGGGCGGCGGAAATGTGATCGCGGGGCAGCCGTATAGCATCAATGATGATTTGAGCAATCGCGGCGAATTGTTCGTGCCATCGCAGTCGGGTAAAATTTATCCAACCGGCTCGTTAAAGGCGCGCGCAAGCGGGGGCGGCAACACCACCATCGTGCAACAATCGTTCACCCTCGATGCGCGCGGGGGCATTACCACGCCCGAATTGCTCCGCTACGTCAACACCACCGCCAAGACCGAAGCCGCGCGCGCGGGCAAGGTGGCCTACCAGCAATCGCCCACGCGCGTGCAGGCGTACAATACGCTTGGGACTTGACGTGGGCGCGTGAGACGCTAGGGTGGCACAATGCGTTGCCCGGCACTCCTAACACTCGACAGCGACGGCGGGTGCGAGGGCTGTCCTGCTATTGCTGTAGTCAACCGCGCTCGGGCAAACGCTGGTCATAGAAGGCGCGGAAGGGCAGCAACGTCGTAATTTATGGAGGTGTGGTGATGGATGGATTTGAGTACGAGGTGCATGACGGCGATGACTATTTCGCCGGATGTTGGCACGCTAGCGATGACGCTGTAGCGTTTGCGGAGGCCATGCACTATGCAGCGCAGTGCGACGATTTCAAAGTATATCGCGTGGTTAAAACGCTAGTGGCGCGTCGCAATGCCTGAACTCCGCGAAGTGATCCTCTTTCGTCTAGAAAGTCCGACCCCTGCCTATCTGTGGAGCGGCGTCGGACCGCTGCCCGTTGCGGGTGACGCGTTGGCGGGCGCGACCACCTACAAGGGCGCGGGTCAGCTTCTCGACGTGCCGGAACTGAAACAGCTAATCAACGGCGTGGCTGATCGGATCGAGGTCGCAGTCAGTGGCGTAGATACGGGCATTCAGGCCCTTGCATCCGATGAAGCGCCGGGCGTGCAAGGCTCGCTGGTGCGGATCGGGACGCTGGCGCTCGATAGCATGAACCAGCCCGTGGGGGCGGTGGATTGGGAGTGGGAGGGCCGTGCGGACGTTGTGGGCGTGGACCGTCAGGCATCCGAGGATGGTAGCGTGGTCCGTAGCGTTAGCCTATCTATCGGTGCTGGTGATACTGGTCGGAGCAAGGCCGATCTAAGGTTCTTCACCGATGCAGACCAACGGCGACGTTCGCCTGATGATGCGTTTTTTTCTAACATCGGCAAGATTAGTGCGCAGGTTACTAGGCCATTTGGGCCGAGATCGTAGGAGGTTAAGATGCAATGGCAACCGATTGAGACAGCGCCGGAAACATATGATACCGTCTGGCTAACGGACGGAAAAGAAGTGGAATTGGCTAGCCGCGAGTGGTCGTTTGATGGCCCTAAGGATACATGGGAAAGCGGCGAGCAATGGGGTGCCGATGGATGCGCTGATCGCATTGCATTTAAGCCCGTTATGTGGATGCCACGTCCGACACCGCCCATTTTATGACCGCCGCCACCTTGCAACAATACCTCATGGAGGCTGCCTCAACGCCGTGGACCTGGGGCCTCAACGATTGCTGTACGCTGGTGGCCGATTGGTCAGTGTGGCGGGGTAACGATGACCCTATGGCCCGTTGGCGCGGCGAGTATGATTGCGAGGCGGGCGCGCGGGCTTTTATGGCGGATGGCGGGGGGATCATCGATCTGATGACGCTCGGCATGATTGAGGCGGTCATCCCCGAATGCGACGAACCCCGGCTAGGCGATGTGGGCATCGTGACAGTGCTAGGCGAGCATGGCCCTGAGGAAGTGGGCGCGATCTATGGGGGCAAGCGCTGGCACATGCGCTCCCCTAACGGGCTGTTCTGTGCTAGTATCGCCAAGCAATTCGTTCACATGACTTGGCGACCGTGATTTGGGTAAGGCCCTCAATACCATTATTGCAGCGGCTGTAGCGGTCGGCGTAGTTGTCGCAACCGGCGGCAATATTGCGGCGGGGCAGGCGGCGTTCACGGCTACGCTCGCGGTGCTGTCGGTGGTCAATCCTGGCCGCGCACCCAAGCCGCCCACCGCTGAAAGTGCGCAGAAACAACCTATCCCGCCCCGCGTATTTGCGTATGGGCGACGTAGGCTGTTCCCCTATTATGCCCTCTATGCCACCGCGCAGAACGGCACTAGCGTCGATGTGTACGCTTTTGCGGATGGGCAAGCGGACGCGATCGAGCAAGTCTATCTGAACGACGAGAAGGTCACGGTGAACGGCAACACCGTGCAAGCTATTGGCGATGGCAAGTATGGCGGGGGCAATGTCAAAGCGGGCTGGACGCTAGGCGCGGCGGTCAACACCGCGTTCGACAATATCGTATCGCTGTTGCCCGGCATTTGGACCAACGCCCATCGCGGCGATGGTGTGGTGACGGGCTATCTGACCAAAGCGTCAGTCAAGTCGAAGGACTTCGCCAAGGTCTATCCGCAAGGCGATGCGGTTTCTATGTCGCTGGTGGGGCGGTGGCAGTTGTGCTTTGATCCCCGTAACGGGCAGCGCGCTTGGACCGAGAACCCTGTGCTGCATTTGCTCCACTATCTGACGGAGCGGCGAGGCTATGATTATAGCACGCGCATCCAGCCGACCGTGCAATACTGGATCGACGCCGCCAACATCTGTGAAGAACCCGTTGCGCTGGCAAGCGGCGGTAGCGAGCCGCGCTATCGTTCGTGTGTCAGCTATACCGCAACCGCGCTTCCGAAGGAGGTTATTGGCTCGCTAGTTGAGACATTCGACGGCTGGATTGCGCCGCGCGGCGATGGGGCGATCATCGTGTATGCGGGGCGGGTCTATACGCCCACGGTCACGATCGGGCCGAACGAAATCCACAGCTATAGCCTACAGGCGAACGTCGAGGACGAAAGCCGCGTTGACCAGCTAAAGGTCAGCTATATCAGCGAAGAGCATGATTGGAATGAGGTCGAGGCAACACCTTGGGGCGGGGAGAATGGTGCCGAACGAACTGATAGCATCAATCCGCAAACGCCTAGCTTCTCGCAAAACCGTCGATTGGCAAAGCGGCGATTTGCCCAGATCAACGCGGCTAAACGAGGGTCGGTTACGACAAACCTTGGAGGCCGTAAGGCGCGCGGGCAGCGATACGTCTATCTTGACTTGCGCGAGGGCGAATACGACCCGTTGCTAGGGGTGCCCATTGTCGAGATTACATCCCTATCGCGCGCGATTGCGACGGGCGGGGTGTCGTTTGATTGGTTGCTGGTCGATCCTGCTATTGACGAGTGGTCAACGGCGGAAGAAAGCGTGTCCGCGCCCGTTGGCGGTGGTGTGGTGGTTCAGCCGCTTGTTGCGCCGACGATTACCAATGTCGTGCGCGAATACGGACAGGATACCGCGTTCAACACCCCTGGCGTTAAACTAACCCTTACGGTTGACGGCCCCGATCGCGCAGACCTGACATGGTACGTTCAGACGCGCGCTACGGGCACAGTTTCTTGGCTGGTGCAAGAGTACCCCGACGTTGACCCCGGCGCATCCGTGACGCTGCAAACGGGCTTTTTACCGCTCGCGGATGTTGAGGTCGAGGTATTCTACAAGGTGGGCGATGGGCGCCAGAGCCCGCCGGGCACGGAGACCGTCAATACGGGCAACGTGCTACCCGAAGCATTGACCGGGTTGAGCCTTAACAGCGACGGCTCTAACCTTTTCCTCGACTGGAACGTTTCCCGCTTCACCACGCGCTACCTCGTGGAGGTAATTCCCAATGGCTAGGCCAATCGGAGAAGACCCCGAAAACCCCGGTGGGCCGGGATATGATCCCCCAACTACACCGGGCGAGCCGGGGTATGTGCCACCCACTGCGGCGGGCACTGCCATCGCGTTCGTCGTCATTACCACCGCTGCCACGATTACGTCCGAGCAAATCGCGGCGGCTGGCGGGCCGTGGGAGAATTACACTGTGCGAGTGACCCCGATCAACGATTACGGATCGGGTGCGCCGCAGCAAATCAGCAACTTTAATACGCGGGTTACGGAAGCCGGTGACACTCGCATTACCGAAGCCCAAGACGTAAGGATCAGCGATGGGTAATTTGAAGATCAGCGAACTTCCCGAGGAAGCCGACCCGCTTGACACCGGGCTGCTGGAGACAGCGTCAGTGTCTGGCAGCAGCTTCGCCTCCCGCCGCCTATCGCTGGGCGTTTTGGCAAGCTGGATTATCGGCAAGGTGCGCCAGAACAGCAGCTATATTTTGGGACGTTCTGGCGCACCAATCAGTCTGACGGGCTCGACCACCGAAACGACACTAGCAACGATCAATATTCCGGCCGGCGCGATCGGGCCGAACGGTTTTGTCGAGGTAATCCCGCTGTTCACGATGACGGGCAGCACCAATGCCAAGACAGTCCGCGTCCGACTGAACGGAAGCGAGATATTCAGCACCGTAATTACCTCGGCGGCGACGATCGCCCTCCGGCCCATGACAGGCTTCAACAACGCCAACTCACAGAGTGCACAGATCGCAGTCGGGGGCGTCGCGTCGGGCGTCGGGCAGGCTACGGCAATTTCCCGGACCACCATCAACACCGCCGCGGCCACCACTCTCACAATCACCGGGCAGATCGCCAACGCTGGCGAGACGCTGACATTGGAAAGTTATTTGGCGCGAGTGGCATATGGAGGCTAGCCCTTCCCAAACCCTCACCCCATAGGCTAATCTAGCGCAACAATGCCCGTTTTTCCTGCCCACCTTCTACACCCTGCGTCGGTGAAGCGTTCGCTTACGGGCCGCGTTATTTCGTCGCCACCTTCGCTTAGCGGTGTGACGCAATCCATTCGTACCGATGGCGGCGGGCTGTGGCAAGTAACTTACGGCGGCATCATTCTACGCACGACGGATCAGCGGCGTATTTGGGGCGCGTGGGATAGCTATCTGGCAGGCGGGGTTCAGCGCGTCAAGGTGCCCATGATTGCCAATCTTGATGCCCCTCGCGGCGTTCAGGGCGGGAGAACGGCGCGCTACGGCGGACTAGCGTTTACGGGCGATCCATACTTTCCTGATGCGGTCAATTACGCATCGGCGCTAGTGGTCGCGACTGCATCGGCGGCTGATCTCCGCGCCACGACGCTCACGATTAATGTGACGCGCGGGGTTGATCCAAAGGGCTCGGAAATTTTCGGTATTCGCTATGCCGATGGCACAGATCGCGCTCACCGCATTGTCCGCGCGCTAGGAGGTAGCCAATACAGCATTGATCCGCCGCTACGTCAAGCAATCGAAAACGACACGTCGCTTAATTTCGATTGGGCGCTAGTGGACGCTACGGTTGCACCGGGTGCCGACATTGCGCCGGAATACAGCAATGGGCGCGGCGAAGTTTCTATTACGTTTCAAGAGGCTATTGACGATGTGGCTGCGTGATCCCATTGACATTGAAGTGCAACGCAACGCCAATGTGCCGATTGGTTTTCAGTTGCTCGACTACAACACTGGTGAACCTATTGATATTTCTGGATATACGATTTTGATGAAAGTTGCCGCTAATGCAGGTGAAGCGGCTATCGCAACGTTCAATGCAGTTGTCAGCGCGCCATTGCTTGGTTCTTTTGATATTAACCTATTAGGCGCATCTTTTCCTAGTGATGGAAATACCAAGGAAGAAGTAAACCTCGCCTACGATCTTATCGCCAATGACGGTACGAATGGGCCGGTTATCATGGCGCGTGGAACTCTCATTTTGAACCCCGGAGTTAACTAATGGCGCTTTCCCCTATCGGCCGTGTCAAGCTAGTAGTGACGGGCGCGCGCGGTGGGCTTACCGCTGAAGCGACAGCTACATTAAGCAGCAATGTTGCGGATGCTAAAAATGCGCGAGATGCGGCGGTGGTGGCCCGTGGTGGAGCGGAAGCGGCCCGATTGAGTGCGGAAGTAGCTCGCGATACATCGCGCGGATGGGCGGAAGGCCCCGTGCCTGCTGGCGGTGAGCGTAGTTCGAAGGGATGGGCGCAGGTAGCGCAAGCCAACGCGGCGGTATCGGACACGGCCCGCGCGGCGGTGGAGATGGCCATCTCCCAGGTTCCGACCGACACGCGGTTGCCGATCGAGGCATCTGCGCTGTCGGTTCTTCGCAGCGTCGCGGCGGATACGCCGGTCGGGCGGCTGGCGTTTCTTTCCGAGTCTGGCCGCGAAGGCGTCTGGCAACTCCGCGCGGGCGACTACAGCGCGCAGATCGCGGCGGACACATTCGGCACCCGCTACGTCGCCATCAACGGCGTTTCCGCGACCCAAAAGGCTTGGGTGCGGATCGTGCCCGACAATATCTGGCGGTTCTCCTGGACCGGGCTCGCCACCGACACGGCGGATGCGCGCGATTACCTCCGGGCAGGCGCTGCGCTGTTCCCGACAAACTCGACGTGGCTTCTTCCCGCCCACGACATCCGCTTGCCTGCAAACCTCAACCCGACGCTGATGCTGAAGGCCGGGGTTCGGCTGACCGGCGCCGGATCGGCAACGCACATCGACTTCACGGGCACGTTCAACGGCAACTCGGGCGATCCGTTTTTTGGCATCATCCAAGCGCCAGACAGCGGCTTTATCATCGAGAAGCTGCGCATTAGCGGCATCGCACAAGGACAGTCCGCCAACAATCCCGGCATCATCGCGGTCCACAAAAACGGCTTCGGCACCGACGAACTGCGCGGTGGCATCGTCCGCGAAATCGAGTTCGACCGCACCACCACCGGCATCTACGTGCTGCATCACCAGGCGGTGGCGGACAAGCAGCCGAACCAGGCCGTCGTGCGGCCGACCGGCATCGAGATCCACGACATCGTCGGGCGATCGAACGGGGCGGCGGTGTCGCTGTTCGGGGCGGATGATACGGAAGTTCGCGACTACGACTTTCGGTATGACGCGGCGCTCCCGAGCCAGCCGACTGCGGGCCACTACGCTTTCCGCGTCCTCGGCACGACGGAAAGCCACATCGGGCGCGGCAAGATCAAGGACCATCCGGTCGGGGTAAGGCTCGACGCGGCGTACGCGTTCTATGGCCTCCGCGCGGTCAACAAGAATGTCTCGATCGGCGCAATCGAGATGACCAACGTCGATTATCCGTTCGCTGTGACTGAGTGCGACGGCGAACTGCGGGTCACGGCCCCCGTCGCACGGCGCTCCCCCGCTTCGACCAATCAGGTAGACTTTATGACCGTCGCGGCGAACCTGCCATTGTCAGCAATGGACCCAGATGATCCCGACCCGCGCAAGCGCAGCATCGTCGGTGATGTGATTGTCGAGGATGCGGACGTGGCGGGATATAATGGAGGCGTGTTCGCTCAAGGTCGGATGGGCCACCTTGCGGTTCGTCGCAACCGGATGGTGGGCAACGGCAACGTCTCGGATGCGTTCGGCGTTCGATACTCCGTCCGCACAGACAGCGGCGGCGATCCGACCGGCTACCCGTCGACGATCGACGTGACCGACAACGACTTCTTGATGACCAGCGCGGCCATGTCGCCGCTGATCCAGTTGGTGTCGCGGGGCGGCGCCGTCCGTTGCGAGCGCAACATGCTGCCTGAAGCCGAACCGCTCGGCATGCTCCCCCTAGGTGGCGGCCCGGTCTATACGGGCGGACCCGAACAGAGGACGAGGAACCTCGGCGCGAACCCTGGCACCAACAAGTCTTATCGGCCGGGCAGCTTCGCCAATTGGCGCGACGGCACCGCGATCCCGGCGCCGGTCATCAACGCCGCGGCGTGGACGCGCAACCTCGTCAACGTCGCCGAGGGTCCGACAAACACTTTCACCAAGAACGCGGGCGAGTCGCCGAGTGGTGACGCGGCCCTCTACGCAACCGAACGCTACGTCGGCGACTTCGAGCTGATCTATCGCTTGCCGATCATCCCGGCGAACCGACTATTTGTCGGGCTGATCGCCGATTATTACGGCACGTCGTTTCGAAAAATCTTCCAGTTGATCGATTACAGCCCGGACGGGTCGTCGGTCTATTCGCTGGCGAACGACAGCCAGCTTTTCGGTGTCGGCAGCTACGACACCAGCACGATCGAGCGGTGGTCGCGGGTGGCCAACCGCCTGACCTTCAGCCGCGATGGCGTGGTGCTCGTCAACGTGGCGATCTCGGCCGAGTTGGGGCTGCGGCTGCAAGCGTCCATCTCGACCACCGGAGACAAGGTAGAAATCCTGCGGTTCGCGCCGCTGTGACCGCTTACAATTTCCCTTTGAGCGGATGCGCTCGGGGGTGGCCAGATAAAAATCCGACGCCCGGCGGTATCCGGGCAGGAGAAGATAATTGAACTTTCCAGTTGAAGACGGCCAGAAGATCGCCGATAGCTTGCATCGCGTCGAGCGAGCGGTTAAGGCGCACCATGCGCTACTCACCAAGCTGGCCCGCAAGCACGGCGCAACCGATGGACAGGTTACGACGTTTAGCGGCGGAACGGATAAGCATGATGACGATGACGTTCCCCCACCTAACGGCTAACGCATGACCGTATGGCCGCTCTACGGGCTCGCCTGCGGAGCGGCCATAGGCATAGCGGCCTTATCGAACAAGCGCGAGCGTCACGATCGAAAGATTGCGGCGCTCGCTTTCTTTTGCGGATGGATGGCATCGGTCATCCTCGACAAGCGTAGCTTGCCGATAGGCAACGCCTTGATCGACTTGTTTGTATGCTATGTCCTTTTTATGATGTGGATAGATCGCCCCGCCGATTGGAAACGCCACATCTATCTTGTTGCATTGGTAATGCTCGCCTGCCACGTCGTGCATCAACTCGCACTATCGCAAGGCGTACAAATAGGCTATTATTACCGCCTGACGCTCAACATCCTGTTCGTGTGTCAACTGTGTATCGTAACGGGTGACGGCGCGAAGAATGGGCTTGATCGTATCAATCGGATGCTTGTGCCTAGCGGGCGCGGTATTCTGCGGCTTTATGGCTTGGCGAGAGGCAAGGCAAACCCGTGACTGACCACTTGGCCTACGTGTTCAACACGACCGCGCTGTGGTTGTCGCTTTGTTCGGGCGGCATTCTGGCGACGGCGGGAGGGGCGCCGCTCGGGCGCGCGGCGGTGGCCGGGTGGCGATCGCTGTGGTGCAAGAGTGCCACGCCGGGCAAGTGTTTCGAGCCCGTCGCGCGCGAACTCGATGGCGTGTATATCAGGCTGCTATCGGCCCTCACGACGCCCGCCAGTGCGCTTGTGCTGTACGTCGGCGCGGCGCTGATGGGAGCGGGCATTGCGGGCGCGTCGGCGGGCTCCATCATCCGCATGGTGGGATACGACCTGATTGCGGCCGATTGGCTGCGGTGGACCATGACGCCCGTTTACTGCATCGGTATCGCTTGCGTGCGCGCCGCGATCAGCCCGCGCCGCACGCTTAGCGCATGGACTAGCGGGGCGTTTATTTTTGCGGGCGCGGGGATCGGCGCCGTCGCAGGCACGATGCACCCTTGATGCGTTTCGATTGGTCCGACTGGCAATATTACGTCATCACGCTGCTAGCCGTTATCAGCGGGCAGGTCGCGCGCCTTGGCTACAAGCTGGAAAACGGCGGTACGGTGGGCCGTGGGCAGCTTTTGATCGAGGCTAGCATGTTGCCCGGCTTTGGCGCTCTAGGCGGCGCTGTGGCGGCGGAACATGACCTGTCGATCATTTGGGTTCTGGGCATCGGGCTCATGGCCGGATGGCTCGGCTTCGGGCTGTTCAAGCTGGCGGGTGAGATTGTCACCGAAGCCATTCGGAAGCGGTATCGGGGGGAGTAGTTGGCGAGGGTGCTAGGATTTGAACCTAGACTGACGGTTTTGGAGACCGTAGTGCTACCATTACACTACACCGACGCAAACTAACGCAGCGGGCCGGGCGGAGGTGGAGGATGGACCCGTTTGCCGTTCCGGCTAAAGCCGTAGTCGGTTGCCCGCTGCTAGATGTGCTTTTAGTGCGGTTTGGGATGCGTGTCAAGTGTCCGTGTGCGACAACGAGTCTAGCTGTTCCGGCCTAAGGCTCTACCCTGCTTGTGACGCTGGCGTGTCGCTTATCTAGGCCAGACTAGAAGCGGCCCCACGGCGGGCCTCTTTGACATTGATTGCACAATCGGCTATGCCGCGCAACACCTAATTTCGGAGGATGCATGGAAGCCGACTTGACCGATCGCCAGCGCGAGGTAATGGAAGCCGTAAAGGAGCATGGCGGGCAACGCCCCGCCGCCCGCGCGCTTGGCATCCATCACAGCGCAGTCAGTCGCACGATGGCCCGCATTGCCCGCTTAGGCCACGCGCCGGGGCATTTCGTAAGCGGCGTGGCGCCGGGGTACGCCATGGGCAAAGTCACTGTTCAGCGTGGCGCGGATGGTATGGTCGAACGAACTTGGGAGCGACAGTCGCCGGAAGGCGAGAGGCTATCCGACTTCATGCGCGCCAGCGCGGAGGCGATGCGTGAGGAATTGCCACGCCGCACGTTGATGCGCCCGCCCGCCGATACCGATAGCGCATTGTGCAACCTCTATACACTGACTGACTGTCACGTCGGGATGCTGGCGTGGCATCGCGAGGGCGGGGCCGATTGGGATTTGTCGATCGCGGAGGAAACGCTAACGCGGTGTTTCGAGCGCATGGTGGAGGCGAGCCCGCAGGCAGAGACAGCAATCATTAACCAATGCGGCGACTGGCTACATTCCGACAGCCTCGCGCCCGTCACGCCCACTAGCGGGCACATCGTGGACCAGGATGGGCGGTACAGCAAGATGGTAGGCGCGGCCATCCGTATCTTGCGGCGGATCGTGGATTACGCGCTCGCCAAGCACGCCCGCGTGCATCTGGTGGTAGCGGAAGGCAATCACGATCTGAGCGGCAGCGTGTGGCTTCGCCTCATGTTCGCGGCGTTGTACGAAAACGAACCGCGCATCACGGTCAATGACAGCGAGTTGCCGTACTATGTCTATCGGCACGGATTGACCATGCTCGCCTTCCACCACGGGCACCTAAGCAAGAACGCATCGCTTCCGTTGCTGTTCGCCTCGCAATATCCGGCCATGTGGGGCGCGACGACCAAGCGTTACGCCCACACCGGGCATAGGCACCATCTGGAGGTTAAGGAACACGCTGGCATGACGGTATGTCAGCACTCGACCCTAGCCGCCCGCGATGCCTACGCCGCCCGTGGCGGGTGGTTCAGTGAACGGCAAATCACCGCGTACACCTATCATGAACGGTATGGACAAGTTGGGGCAATTACGGTGGTGCCGGAGATGGTGGGTTAGCGTTGCCAATGGGAAAGCACCATTTCGGCCTCTTCGTGGGCATCCTTCTTGGTTTTCCAGATGCCAGCAAATTGCACAACCTTGCCATCATTGTTGCGGATTTCGGCATGCCACATTCCGTCATCGCGTGATTTTTTAATGTTAGCGTAATAATCATTGCCGCTTAGCCGATAATATCCGGCAAGCAGCTTTTTGGCTGGGGTAACGTGCATTCCACCCTCCATCGGTTTAACCCCACCCGCATCCCACGCCCGCCCTGCCCTGTCAAGAGAAAAAATGCTAACCTAACGCGATGCTGAATAAGCCCCCGTTTTACGCCACCGTCCGCGCCCGTCTCGGCAAGCTAAGCCCGTCACAGGTTGGGGGCATCGAAACGATCCTAGCGGCGATCGACGGCGCGCCGCTATCGTGGCAGGCGTACATGCTGGCAACCGCATGGCACGAAACCGCTGCCACCATGCAGCCGGTGCGCGAGGCGTTCAATCTGTCGGAGGCATGGCGCAAGCGCAATCTGCGCTACTATCCTTGGTATGGGCGCGGCTACGTTCAGATTACGTGGGAGAAAAATTACGCATGGCTCGATGCCGCGAGCGCGGCGGCGGGTTTGACCAAGCTGGGCGATATCCTCGCCAACCCCGACCTTGCCATGCGGCCCGATATCGCCGCGTTGGCGCTGCGCAAGGGCCTAGAGGAAGGCCGATACGACGCGCAGGGCAAGCGGATGCGCGATCGGCTTCCGAGCAAGGGCACAGCCACGCGGGCGCAATACATCAACGCCCGCTATCTGGTGAACATTCAGGACAAGGCTGATCTAGTCGAGGATTACGCACAGGCGTTCGAACGGGCGTTGCGCGACGGGGGTGTGGAGTGACCGACAAACATACCCTTATCGCTTTCCTCGCCACGCACGCCCGTAGTGGAGCCTGCCAAGTGACTGCGATACTCGCCCGCTTTTGGCCCTACATCGCAGGCGCGGCGTTGATCCTAGCGGCGTTTGTGGGCTTTCGGATGCTAGACGCTAAATTAGAAGCGGCGCGCACCGAGCGGGCAAATGCGCTGGCAAAGCTAGAGGTGAGCAACGCCAGTATCGCGGGACTGCAATCAGATATCGACCGCCAAAACGCCGCTGTCATGGCCGCGCAGGCGGAAGGCGAGCGGCGCCTGCTAGAGGGTCGGGCACTGATCCTGGCAGAGGTCCGCAAAGGAACACGAACGCTGGAAGCGGCTTCGCGGCTATCAGCAAACCCAAAGACTGGCGGCGATCAATCGCGCACGTCCGAGGCGGTCATAGCGCTCAAAGGTGACTTGTGATGCGGCGTATCTACAATGCCATGGCGCTAAGCCTGTGCGCGATCCTCATGGCGTGCGCGACCAGCCAGCCGCCCGCCGTTCGGGTCGAGCGCGTCGAAGTCAAGGTGCCTACGCCCGTTGCTTGCGTGGATGCGGGCGCGGTGCCCGCCGAACCCGCCAAGGTGGGCGACCGGCTCAACGGGCAAGCTGCGCATGACCTCGACCTAGTCGCGTCTAGCGCGCTACAGCTTCGCCAGTGGGGGCGAGAGTTGCGGGCGCTGGTGATGCCGTGCACGAAAACGCCCGCCGGGTGAGGGCGGGCGTTTAGCTTACCAAGTTTTATGCTTTTCTTGCACCCATTCCTGACCGTCATATTCGCCAATTTCCCAATCAACATCGTCGGGAACTTCTGTCACTTCAAGGCGAGCATACCTGCCGTTAGCGGCATCGCCAAGTCGCTCCACCACGTCAATTAGGATGGGATCGTCTCGTTCTAGATCACCATCGTAAAGACGCTCTTGCCGATATCGTTGATTGTATGCTTTACGTTCGGGCATGGAAGCATTGTAAAAATCAATTTCGCCCAACCGCTCGTTAACGGGCACCGTGAAATACGTCACCATGCCAAATTGGCCATCCTCGGGATACAAAGTTATCCCTTTGGCTTTGGCATAAGCGCGCATTCCGGCATCGCTAAGGCCAAAGCCGCCATAGCACTTATTAACTACAACCTTGGTCATTTTTCATTCCTCCATCGTGTTGACCCCGCCACCTTACCGCACGCATTGGACACGTCAAGCACTTTCTGATAAAAAAATGCGATGCGCACCGTAACCCTGACATTCGCCCGTTGCTCGATTCGCCTGGACGCCGACATGGCCGTTACGACATTCGATGACGGCACGGTCAACGAGATGCACCGCAGCGGCGTGGATAACGCCGAACAGCGGCGCGTGGCGCGGTGGGCGGGTTATGGCGATGATTGGTGGCGCTACACGCTAGAACATGACGTGACGCACGCATGGTGGGCGGATACTGTGGGCGACGGTCGAAGCCTCGCGCTGTACCAGCCCGAAGCCGCGCCCATTGACGATGCATCCAACGCCATGCGGTATGAGGAGCATTGCGTAAACCGTTTGCAGCGTATGCTGAAAACGGGTGAAGCCGATGAATACGGATGCCTCCAACGCCAGTTTGGTGAGGCGTTGGAGGCAAAAGTTGCCGAGTTGCGGCGGGTGTTAGGGGTTGTGGAGTTGGTTGGTTAAATGTCCCAATCGTCATAGCTTCCAAGATGGATGCTATCGTAATCGATAGGAGCCATGTATTGCTTTGCAACCAGCCAGCCCATGAAGCCATCGTGGCTCGGCTTGTCCCATACACCTTTCGGCTTGTATTCTTCCCGATACGCAAGAGCTAGCGTATCAAGTTTGATGTCTTGAAGTGTGACCATCAGGCCGCACGTTGTATAATCGCTGTATTCACCACGACTGAACTCTACGATCTTGCCTGCGAGGTAGCGATACGCACTCACAACACCGTCCCCCAAACACCGCCCGAACCCAGCACGCGGTCGCCGGGGCGCTTGTCGGTGGGCGTGAACAGCGGCTGACGGGCGGCGGCGTGGATGCGATCAACCTGCGCGGCGATCGGGTCGGGGCGGTTGGCTGCAAGCCATTCGCGAAACGTGGGGATCATGTAAGCCTCCTGTAGTTGGTAGCGACGGATTGCCCGAACCGATTTTGCTTGTCAACGAGAAAAATGCGCGGCATAGGGGGTGCGTCATATAGGAGGACGCATTGCCTTACTGGTTCTGGATGATCGTCGCGATGTACGTCGCGTTCGCGGCGCTGTTACTGCGATGGGTGCATGTGGCGTGGTATCATGCCGATAACGCGGAGGAAGGCTGATGGACGCGCTACTGACCGCCGCTATGCGAGCAACGCTAGGCAAGCTGCAAGGCGAGCCGCTTATCGCCATGATAAACGATATGCGGGCGCTTATCCACGAATATAGCCCGTTCGCATCGGAGCCGGTCGATTTTGTGCGGTGGGTGCGCAATGACGCGGTATACGCCAACGATTACAATCCGAATAGTGTTGCCCCGCCCGAGATGGAATTGTTGCGCTTGTCGATCGACGCGGACGGCTACACACAGCCGATCGTGTCTATGCCCGACGAGGATGGGCGCTATCAGGTTATCGACGGCTTCCACCGGCACCGCGTCGGTAAGGAATGCGCCGATATCCAGGCCCGCGTTCACGGACACTTGCCGCTGGTGGCAATCCGCAACAGCCAGCGCGACGCGACCGATCGCATGGCCTCTACCATTCGCCACAACCGAGCGCGCGGTAAGCATCGGGTAGAGGCTATGTCCGATATTGTGGTCGAGTTGAAGCGCCGAAATTGGTCTGATACCAAGATTGCCAAACAGCTAGGCATGGATGCGGACGAAGTGCTGCGCCTTTGCCAGCTTAGCGGACTAGCGGAATTGTTCGCGGATCAAGAGTTTAGCGCATCTTGGGATGTTGATGACTTCGAAGACGAGATTGAACCGCTTACGGAGGATGCGTGATGCAGCGAGTTTATCACACATGGGATCGGTGGGAGTGCTTTCCGGCGGGTTTCTACAATAGCAAGCCGCGTGACAAGTCGCTAGACGAAGACGAATGCCGACGCCTATACGGCAAGTTTCTACGCAACATTCCGCTATTTGAAGCAACGATGGAAAGCCTGTTGCGGGATTGGCCGAACAGTTGCGAGCACTACCTTAGCAACGAGCGTATGAACCGGATTGCCTGGCTCGGGCAAGCGGCAATGTGCTACGCAACGGGCGTGCCATCGCAGTTTCGCGGCGGGTTCAATCAACTTGACGAAGGGGAGAAGCTGGCGGCTAACGAGGCGGCGTTGCGCTACCTCAACATTTGGCTTGCATCGCGTGGCGAGCCCGCGCTAAGCCTGGAGGAAGCGCAGAGCAAAACCGAAGCGGACCTTTATTGATGAGCAAGCTAAAGAAATACCGCAAACAGAACGTGTTGGATGCGGCGCGCGAGCGGATTGCATACGTGTTCGACAATATGGAGCGCGTTTACGTTAGCTTTTCTGGCGGCAAGGATAGCAGCGTCATGCTGCACCTAGTCCTAGAGGAAGCAATGCGGCGCGGCCGGCGTGTGGGCGTGCTTATCGTGGACCTGGAAGCGCAGTACGCCGCCACCATCGCGCATATTGAGGAAATGACCGCGATGTATGCGCTGTGGATCGACTTGCATTGGGTATGCCTGCCCATGTCGCTCCGCAACGCGGTAACGAATTACGAGCCGCGCTGGCAATGTTGGGAGCCTGACAAGCGTGACATTTGGGTGCGTGAGTTTCCGCGCAACGCTGTGACCGATCTTGCCCACTATCCGTTTTTCCAGCCCGGTATGGAGTTTGAGGAATTCGTGGTGCTGTTTGGAGAGTGGTACGCGGATGGGCATCTAACGGGCGGTTTTGTGGGTATCCGCGCGGATGAAAGTATCAACCGTTTTCGGACGATCGCGGTATTCGACAAAACCATGCACGGCGGCAAGCGGTGGACAACCGAGGTGGCGCCGGACGTGTTCAACGTCTATCCAATCTATGATTGGCGAACCGAGGATATCTGGCGCTTCCACGCTGCGTTTCCCGACAAGCCGCACAACGCGATCTATGACCTTATGCACAAGGCCGGGGTGCCGATTAGTCAACAGCGGCTTTGCCAGCCTTACGGCGACGACCAGCGCAAGGGACTGTGGCTGTACCACATCCTAGAGCCCGAAACGTGGTTCAAGCTGATTGCCCGCGTCAACGGCGCGAACAGTGGCGCGCTTTACGTAGGTGAAAGCGGCAACGTCATGGGGTATCAAAAAATCACCAAGCCCGAGGGGCATAGCTGGAAGTCGTTCACAAACCTGCTGCTATCGAGTATGCCCAAGCAAACGCGAGATCACTACATCAAGAGGTTCCGCTCGTTCATCAAGGGCTGGCGCGGGCGCGGCTATGATGCTATTCCCGATGAAGCGCCCAAAGTTTTGGAGGATAAGCAATGGGCGCCATCCTGGCGGCGGATGTGCAAGGTTTTGTTGCGTAATGATTGGTGGTGCAAGGGGCTCGGGTTGACGCAACCCAAGTCCGAAGCGTACGCCAAGTATCTGGTTATCAAGAAAGCCCGCGCGGCGGGAAATATGGAGGTATCATAATGCTTACATGCGCAAAGACAGGCCGCAAGTTTCGCCCCACGGCCGGGCAGGGATGGTATCAACAAGCGCCGCATAAGCCGGGCACTACGCTGCTAATGGCGGTGGTGCATCCCGACGAGGTGCGGAGCGGGCGATGGGTTCCGACCGACTTCGCGGGCGAAGGCCCCGCAATGGGCCGGTGCGGCATTTTGGAGAAGGTGTGATGGAGGACGGCGCATACGATGCCAGCGAGCACCAATTGGAGTTTGAGGTGGTGGCGGCGCAACGGTCGATTGCTATCAGCCTGAAGCGCATTGCTGATTTTCTCGATACCGTGAAAGCTGAACATAAGGCTCAAGGAGGGCGCGCATGAAAATCGCAACCGAGGATTTTGCCCGCATGGCATCTGCGTGCGCCCGCATTGCCGATGCCAAAAACCCCGTCCCCGCTTTCCGCAACGTACTGCTATCGGCAACCGATGGGCGACTAACCGTCACTGCATCGAACGGCGAGTATTGGCTTACGCTGCATAGCCCGTGCGAGGGCGATCTAGCGCCCACGCTGGCGCCCGCCGACAAGCTGGCCGATGCAGCGGGCAAAATGAAGGCCGATACGCTTGATATCGACCTTGACGGCTCGGCGCTAACGATCAAGGCGAAGGGCTCGCGGCGCAAGCTACAAGTATCGGCGGGCGATGCCTTTCCGGCGCTTGAACGGTTCGATGGCACTTGCCTCCTAATCGACGCGAAGCGGCTGGTAGAATGTTTCGCGTTCGCCGGGCCGTTCGCCGATACCGACGCCAAGACACGCGCCAATATGTGCGGGATCAATCTGCAATCGCGCGACGGCAAACTGTGCCTCGCTGCTACCGATGGCGACGCTATTGCCATGATCGAATACGGCGAGGCTCCTGATATTGAGCCCGTGACCGTGCCGGTTACGTTCGCCAGAGAAGCGGAGCGGCTGGGTATGGGCGATAGCACCACGCTGCTTATCGGCAAGCGCAAGGTAGCGTTGCAATGGCCCGAGGGGGAGTTGGTGGCGCCGTTGGTCGAGGGCAAGTTTCCGGCCTACATGCAAGCGGTGCCCATTGATCCGCCCATTGCGGTTACGGCGCAAGCCGATGACCTCGCCAGCGCAGCGAGCGGCACCAAAGGGTTTGGCAATGCGGCGGGCAAGTTTGGGGCCGCGCTCGCCATCAGCCCCGATGATAGCGGTGTGACGATCCAGGCGCGCACGGGAGAAGGTGAGGCGGTAGATACGGTCGCGGCCGACGTAACGGGCAACCTGCCGCCGTTCGGGCTGTCGAGCGCGTACCTAGAGAGGACGTGCAAGGCGTTCGCGGGCGAACGGCTATCGTTACTGATTACCGAAGCGGTAAAGCCGATCTTAGCGCGCGTGGGCGATGGCATGGACCGCTTTGCAATCATCATGCCAAGGAGGATTTGAACATGGGAAACACAGGCTACGCCCATCGCGGCGTTGATGACGATCACGAAAGCCATCATCGCGAGGAGGACTTGCGGGAAACGGTGCGAGCCATGCGGGCGGGCAATGCGCCCCGCGCTATTTTCTCGTTGCAGAGGGCGCTTGGGTCTGATACCGAAGCGGCTCGGGTAGTCGAAAACGAATGGAGGCGGAAATGAGCGACCTAAAGTGGATTAAGCACGATGGCGGGCCGATGCCGGTGCCGGGGGATACTCAGGTTGCTATCAAAGTTGACTGCCTAAGCGAGCAATACGACAGCACGGAAAATGCCGAATATTGGAAGGAAGGATTAGATTGGTGGCAGCATAAAGGCGCACGAAACATTACTGAATATGCCATTGTCACGCCATCGCCCACCGCCCAAGTCCCAACCGGCGGCGGATCATCCGACTATTACAAGCTGACACTCCCTGATGGCACGATGATTGAATGCCTTGATATTGCTGAGGCGCTTGGCTTGACGCCGTCCGAGTTTAACGTGTTCAAGGCATGTTGGCGGCGCGGCGCTGCGCGCAAAGGCGAGGCGAAGGCGGACTACAATCCCGATTATGACGCCGATAAGATGCTGTTCTTTTCGCAGCGCATTGTGGAGGCCCGTTCGTAATGGCGGCGGGCAATCCCATTACCGGCGAGCAGCGGGCGATGGTAGCGAGCATGGCGCGCGAGAACGTGCCGGATTGGCAGATTGGCGAGCGGCTAGGGCTCGCCAAGGGCACCGTAACCCGCATCCGTTGTGCGGCTGGCATCAGGCGGCTAGCAAAGCCGATGGAGGCCACGCCCGAACAGCTTGCGGATTTGCGGGTGTTGAGCAATCACGCGATGCAACGTAAGCACGGGAGCGTGGAAAGCGTGTGGCGTCGGTTGCGGGTGGAGCATGGAATTGCTCCGTTTCGTCCGGCTACGGTGGTTGCTGGCAAGCCCGCCCCGTGGAAAGCCAAGCCCGAACCCAAGCAAGCGTTAGCGGGCGGCGTGTTGCTATCGGCTTTCTGGCGCGCGCCCGAGGCCCCGCGTGATAGTACACTCGCGGGCGAAGCTGCGGCGTTCCTGCGGTCCATGCGTTTCCCGAACGTGTTCAGCCGCGCCAAGGTGTATGGGGACGCGGGTTGGCAGGTCGGGCGATCCGTGCTAAGCGAGGCAGAAATGATCGGTAAAGCCGAGCGCATGGGCTTTCGGCGGGAAGGATGGATGGTATGACTGAAGGCAAAATTGTCGTTTTGTGTTTTGTAGCATGGACGGCCATGGTATTTGCAGGGACGGCGTTTATTAGTTGGGGGTTTGATCCTGCCGCTTGGCATCCCTTCGAAAGAGGATTTTTCATTTTTGTATGGCTTGCGTTACCGCCTTGGCTTTATGCCGTAATTAAGGTAGAAACTGGCAAGTGATTATTGAACTTCCCTTCCCGCCCGCCATCCTGTCGGGCCACGCCAACGGAAATGGGACGTGGGGCAAGATTGCCACCACCAAGCAATTCCGAGGATGGGCGAAGCGGGCGACGGAAGCGGCGGGCGGGTGCGAGGTGCCGCCCACGGGCGACGTGCGTATCCACTTTCATTTCGTGCCGCCCGACAATCGCAGCGACCGGCTAAACTTTGCAAACAGGGTGAAGCCGATTGCCGATGGGATTGCCGAAGCCATTGGTATCAATGACAAAAGGTTTCTTCCCAGCTACAGCTACGCGGATGCGTGCAAGCCTGGGAAGGTTGTGGTGACAGTAGGAGAAATGGAGTGAGTTTTTCAGCGTGGCTTGGATGGGGTTGCCTTTTCGCACTTGGCGTGTGGAGCGGCGAGCCTGCTTACACAACTGGCGCAGTTGTTATCTGTGTGCTTTCTCTTGATCGGAGGTCACATAAGTGAACCTAGGAGAACTTTACGACGCCAAGGCCACCGACGTGGCAGCACAGCCCGTTGAGGTGCTGGCAGCGCTAGTCGAGGAATATGCCGCGCTTACCACCCGTCACAAGCGGATCGGCACGGTACTCGACAAGGCGCTGGAAGCGCGCTATGGCGGGCAGAATGCGCCGGGCACCAGCCACCGCGACGACGGCGGGTTCGACGTTAAGGTGACGGTCCCCAAGACTGTATCTTGGGACGCGGATGCCCTCAATGATATGGCGGGCGATGACACGCTGCTAGAGTGGATGGATTGGACGCCAAAGGTTGCGGAAAGCCGCTACAATGCCGCGCCCGATCGCATTCGCGAACAGCTCGACGCGGCGCGGACGGTCAAGATGGGAAAACCAAAGTTTGAGTTTCGCAAACAAGATGGAGGAAGGATTTAATGGCAATTAGCCTAGACAGTCTAAATCACGCGGGCGATCCCGCCCATGTAATGATCGTTCATGGTCCGCCCGGCGTGGGTAAGACTACCATGCTTGCATCGTTGCCTAGCCCGGTCATGCTACAGACCGAGCGCGGCAAGGGCAAGAATGAAGTGCCTAGCTGGCGCATCAACAATTTTGCCGAATTGAAGGAGGCGTTTGGCGTTGCCGTCGAAAGTGGCAAGTTTAAGACCATCCTCGCGGATAGTCTGGACCACGCCGAACCGCTTGTATGGGCAGAAGCGTGCCGCCGCAATGGTTGGTCCTCGATCGAACAGCCTGGATATGGACGAGGATATATCGAAGCCGACAACGTATGGCGCGAGATTTGGGAATACATTGAGAGCGCAGCCTATGACATGGATATGGTCGTCGCAATGACTGCTCACAGCGTCAAGGTTCGCTTTGAGGACCCCGAAGGCGCGGCCTATGACCGATGGGAAATGAAAATGCACAAGCGTGCGCGATCGTTTTTCGAGGAAAAGGCCGATATGATCCTTTTCGCTAACTTTGATACCGCCACGTCGGAACTCAAGGAAGGCATGCAGAAGCGGGTCATTGGCAAGGGTGCCGGAACTCGGTCGGTATATGCTGAAAAGCGCCCCGCCTTTGACGCCAAGAATAGGCATGACCTACCGCCCAAGGTTGTGTTGCAGAAGCCGTTCGATTGGGAGCCGTATGCAGCGGCGTTTCCGGAAGGATATTTTGCATGATTGATCTTAATGACCTAATCACCCACAAATCGGCGTGGCGAAGTGCAATTGAGGGAATGGTAATTATTGCAGAAAGCAAAAATCCTACCGGCTTGCCCGACAATGATGCTGATTTGTCCTACTGGCGTCATGAACTAAAAGTATTTGACCGAACTTTTGCAATTTTTGAAGGAGCATAACACATGGTTGCAATGACGTTCAACAGCGCCGACGCGCCGCCTGCTGATAACGACTTCGCGCCCATCCCGGCGGGTGAGTATCCGATGCGCGTCATAGGCTCGGAGATGAAGGCCACCAATGATGGCACCGGCCAGATGCTTGTGCTGGAAATGGACATTACCGATGGCCCTAGCGCGGGTCGCAAGCATTGGGAGCGGTTCAACCTAGTCAATAAGAACCCCCAGGCGGTCGAGATCGCGCAGCGAAGCCTCGCGCAGCTTTGCACGGCGGTGGGCAAGCTGGCAATTGCTGATAGCGAAGAACTCCACATGCTGCCTTTCATCGGCAAGATGAAGGTGACACCCGCCAAGGGGCAGTATGGGCCGGGCAACCAGCTTGCGGGCTACAAGCCTGCGGCTGGTGGCGCTACGCTCGCCAAGGCTGATAGCGGCGCTCCCGCATCGCCCGCGCCATCATCGGGTGGCGGCAAGCCTAAGGCTTATAAAGACCCTGAAACCGGAAAGTGGTGTGACGAAAACGGTGATCCGGTCCAGTTTTTTAAACTGAAGGATTACGAGAAGGTCGAGGGGTAGCACATAGTTTAGCCCCGATCAAAAGGGCCGCGCCAGTTATGGTTGCGGCCCTTGTTTTTTACGCCTGTTTGTGCGATAAAGTGCGGGCCGGTGGAGCGTTTTTGGCGATCCGCTCAACACCAGCCCTAACCGCAACGCATTAGGAGTGCGCCTTGGCTAAGCCTTATGTATCGTATGACGGACCTATTGTCACTAGGGAATATGCAATTAAGCACGGCCTCAAACGATACTTTAATGGCGCTATCTGCCCTCAAGGACATATAAGCGAACGACATGCCCCTCACGGGCAATGCAGTCAATGCAACACAGAACGTATAGTTTCTTACAGGCAACAGAACAAAGAAAAGTTAGCTGCTTATGGTTTGGAATACAAACAGAAAAATAAACAGTCTATACGATCTAAAAAGAAAATTGCATATCAAAAGAATAAACAAAAAAGACGCGATGACGCTAAGGCATATAGGGAAAATAATAAAGCAAAACGCAAAGCTACGCAAGCCGCATCTAATAACAAAAGGCGAATGGCTAAAGGTCATTTTACGAAAGAGGATGTTGCGAGCATTGGCAGTTTGCAAAAATGGAAATGCACAAATTGTCTAATTGACATAGCTGCCAACTATCACGTTGACCATATTATGCCGCTTTCTAAAGGCGGGACTAACTGGCCTAGCAACATTCAACTTTTGTGTTCCGACTGCAATCATAGAAAACACGCTAAAGACCCTATTGACTGGGCTAGAGAAAACGGTAGGCTGCTATAGGAGATTGTATGGTAAAGCTGCCTGACATGGGAGACCTGACCCTTGCCGCTGCGGATGCGGCTTTGGTCGCTGCTGCAAAAAATCGATATTCAAACAGCTTGGGCGCTAGTTGGGTTAATGGCCCGTGCGAGCGGCAATCGTGGTACAAACTGCGGCACGTTCGGATGCCCGTGTTCGATGCGGCTGCGCTAAAGCGTTTTGAGGACGGGCACGCGGTCGAGGCGGCGGTCATCAGGCGGCTGCGGTTGGCAATTACGTGGCTGGACATAGACCCCGAGACGAACTGGCAGTACGGGTTCAGCGACTTTGGCGGCATGTTCAAGGGCTTCTACGATGGCTTGTGCCAAGGCTTGATCCAGGCGCCGACCAAGTGGCATGTGGGCGAGGTGAAAGCGTCGGCGAAGTGGGCGGACCTCGGAAAGGCCGTGGCCAAGGTTGGCGAGAAGAACGGCCTACTAGAGTGGAACCCCGTCTATTACGGACAGGCGCAGCTATACATGCATTACACCGGCTTTGACCGGCATTACATGGTAGCGGCCTCGCCTGGGGCGCGGGAGTGGACTAGCTGCCGCACCGATTACGATCCTGTGTACGCTATGAAGCTACGGGCCAAGGCCGAACGGATCATATTCAGCGAAAGCGCCCCGCCGCGCATTGCCGACACGCCCACGTCGTTCGGGTGCCGGTTTTGTGACTTTGCGGATATCTGCCACGGCGAGGCGCTGCCAAACCGCGAGTGTCGATCGTGCGTCCATATTACGCCGCACCGCGATGGGCGAGGCTGGGTATGCGAGCGTGGAAAGCCGCTTGTGCCGTGCGAGGAACATCGGTACAACCCGTCGATGTTGAATATGCAACAGACCGACGTGCGCTCGGATGGCGCCGTGGTTTATCGGATGAAGAATGGAGGCGAGTATGTCGATTGTGGGAAAGCTATGTAGCGCAATGCCAGCAATACTTTTTGCGGTCGGAAGCGCGCTGTTCTTTGTGGGCAACGTAGTTTTAATTTGGAGGGAGTTTCGATGAGCGCTATTATCTCCGAATGCGGGCTCTACCGCTATCGGCTGGAGCGCGGCGACATGTTCGACAGCATGGCGACCGCCGTCATTATGGTCAATCCGTCAACTGCCGATGCGGGTCAAGATGATCCCACAATTCGTAAGCTGCGTGGCTTTGGCGCCCGCAACGGCTGGGGCCGCATTATCGTCGGCAATCTGTTCGCCTATCGCGCGACCGACGTGCGCGAACTCGCAAAGGCGGTCGATCCAGTAGGTCCACTGACCGATCATCACCTAAACATCATCATGCAGGATGCCGATCGCGTCGTGTTTGCCTGGGGGCCGGTGTCCAAACAGCCCCGCGCACTCCGCAATCGCTGGCGGCACGTTGCCTGCATGGCGGGCTCGCTGGGGCATCATCCGCTGTCGATTGGCGCGCCTGCTAAGTGCGGCCATCCCCGTCATCCGCTGATGCTTGCCTATGTCGAGCCAATAATGCCTTGGGTGGCACCATGCAGCTAAGACCCTACCAACGCCGCGCCGTCGATGACCTGTTTGCCTATTTCGAGAACAGCGACGGCAACCCGGTGGAAATCTTGCCTACCGGCGCGGGCAAGAGCCTTGTGCTGGCGGTTTTCATCAAGGAACTATGCCAAGCCTATCCCGATACGCGGGTGATCGTGCTGACGCACGTTGCCAAGCTGCTGAAGCAAAATGCGGAGAAGCTGTGCGCGGTTTGGCCCGAAGCGCCCATTGGGTTCTACAGCGCCAGCATCGGGCAAAAGCGGATCGGCGCGCAGGTGCTGTTCGCTGGCATTCAGTCGATTTGGAAACACGCATACAAACGGCAAGCAAACGATATCATTCTAATCGATGAATGCCACCTTATCAGCCCCAAAGACACCACGCGCTACCGCCGGTTCCTAGCCGACATGCGGACGATCAATCCGCATATGCGGCTGGCAGGGTTGACCGCGAGCCCTTGGCGTCTTGACAGCGGCATGATTTACGGGCAGCCGGAAAGCCTGTTTACCGATTGTTGCCACGAAACCACCATTCCCGAGTTGCTAGAGGGTGGCTATCTGTGCCCGATCACAACCCGCCGCACGGGACAGGAACTCGACACGTCAGGCGTGAAGGTACGGGGAGGCGAGTTTATCGCGGGCGACTTGGCGCGGGCAGTTGACCGCGATGAAGTTACGCGGGCGTGCGTCGATGAAATCGTTTCGCTCGACATGCGCCCCGGTTTGCTATTCGCAACGGGCGTGCAGCACGCATTTCACATTATGGAGGAAATACAGGCGCAAGGCTATTCGTGCAAAGTCATCCACGGCGATACCCCAGAAACGCAACGCGATGGATGGATTAATGAATTACGTGCCGGAAGGTTGGATTACCTATCCAATTGCGGGACATTGACAACAGGCGTTGACATTCCCGAGTTGCGCATGATCGGCGACTTGGCGCCCACCAAATCACCCGCACTGCATGTCCAGAAATTGGGGCGGCTCATGCGGCTATCACCGGGCAAGGATGTGGGCGTGGTGCTCGACTTCGCCCGTAATGTGGACGAGCATGGCCCGATCGACCTCATCAAGCCTAAGCCAAAAGGCCAAGGCGGCGCGGGCGAGGCGCCGGTTAAGACGTGCGAGGAATGTGGGAGCAAGGTTCACGCCAGCGCGCGAACGTGTCCCGATTGCGGAGCCGCGTTTCCCGAAACCCCGCCCACGTTTCAGGCGGTGGCGGGAAAGGGTGCTATCCTGTCAACCGATATCGAACCGCAATGGCTTGCCGTATCTGAAGCAACCTACACCATCCACCGCAAGGCGGGTTCCCCCGACAGCCTGAAAGCGACCTACCGTTGCGGCATGGTGTTTCATAGCGAGTGGATATGTTTCGACCACACAGGCTACGCACGGCGCAAGGCGGAAGCGTGGTGGACGGCGCGCGGGCCAAACCCGCTGCCCGCAACGACCGCGCTTGCATTCGAGCGGCGGGCCATGCTAAGGACGCCTAGCGCGATCCAGGTGCGGCCCGAGGGCAAGTACGTGCGCGTGATCGGATATGATTTCGAGGATAGAGAGAGGAGAGTGGCGTGAGCGAAGGCTTGAAATACGTCGGAATGACGATTGACGAACTGCGCAAGGCAACTGGAGCTGATCGCATTGGCTCGGGTGATTTTGGAATTGGCTCTAGAATGTGGCCGGGTATTTCCAAGCTAATTGAAGAGGCTGGCGAGGTTACGCAAGTCTGCGGAAAATTGCTAGGGTCAAGCGGCGTTGTAGATCATTGGGATGGTACTAATCTCAAAGATGAATTGCAAAAAGAGCTTGCGGACCTGAGCGCTGCCATTGAGTTTGTAATTCAGCAATGCTGTCTCGATGCGCCTGCTATACGCGAGCGAACCGACAAGAAGCTAGATTTGTTTGAGCAATGGCATCTAAACAATCTAAAGTAATGTGCCATTGCGGGCGCGCTCCGCGAGGGTTCGGATGGCAAGACCCCGTAACGCGAGGTCCGATGCATCCTGCTTGCTCAATGCGATGCCTCGACGCCATACATGATCGGAAGGGCGATATGATTATAAATCAAACGGAATTGGAGGCGGTCGAGAACGCGATGCGCCCGCATCTTGCGGACACGCGAGCCATGTTCGAAGCGCAGCCGAGCGACGAGGATTTGCTCGAATGGCTGTCATGGGCGTACACCACCATTTGCGATCAAGTGGCGGTCGAGTATGCTAAGCCCGTGGTGGGCGGGGATGTGCCGTTCTAATGCTCGACGCAATTGCCTTTGACGCCGCTTACCGCCGCCACGCGTCCGCGTTGGCTGCGGTTTCCGCTCGATTGACAAATGGTAGCGCCGACGCCGAAGATATAGCCCAGGATGCATGGTTGGCGTTGTGGCGTGGGCGTGAGGGCATCGACTTATCGTTCGGCGTTTGGGGGTGGCTGGTGCGCACGCTAAAGCGATCGTGGTGGCATCGCTGCAACCCGGTTCGCTATATTCGCCAGGATGGCGCCAAAGCGCGGATGCCGGGACCGATCGAGGTAGAAGAAAGCGCATCCCCCGAACTCGAAGCCGATGGCGGTCAGGAGGGTGCGGTCATGCGGGCGGCATTATCGAGCGCAATTGAGAGTATGACAAAGCCTAGCGGGCGCCCGGTATCGGATGCAATGAAAAACACCATGCGGCTCGCAACAACGCTTGACTTTCCTAGCGAGATAGCGAAAGCAAGGGGCGTGGCCACCTCTACGGTGGAAACGATGCTAAGTCGGGGGGTCGAGATTATCCGACGCGCTTGGCGTATAGCGGATTGATATAGGAGGATAGCTGATATGATTGATGATACATCCGATGACTTTGAACCGGACCTTGGCGCGGCAACGCGCGAGCCATCGTTGCGGTCAATCGTCTTCAATTACTATGCGCAGCACTTACCCGACGCCGAGGCTCAGCGGCTAACCACCGCCTACATCGCCGCGCATCGCCAGCGCACCGATCCCGACGCCGCTGGGGTGGAGAAGGCGTTGCGCCTGTGCGTCGAGTTCATCCGGATGTTCAAGGAAGACGGCGCGGCTCTGCTTGGCGAGGGTATCCACACTGGCCTTCGTAAGGGCACCGACGCTGACGATGCCGCCTTCATCTGGCGTGCGATCGACATGAGCAGATCGACGGCGTGGCGCGATGCAACGACGTTCGCTCACGACCCGTTTTTCAGCATGTGGGGCGGCGAAAAGGCGCTGTCTGCTGGTGAAGCCGCCCTCGCCACCCACGGGGGAACGGGTGCGCAAGCGGGGGAGGGAGTGCCTGCCGGGTGTGTTCTGATCCGAAGCCAGCCCGACCCGGATTGCGGCTGTCCGGAAGAGGAATGGGATACCCCTTGGGGGCATCTGTTCATGCACCTCAACGTCGACACGCCTACGGACGTTGCGCTCGATCCGGATGGCGAGAGCGAACAGATCGAAACCACCCTGATCGTATCGTCTGTCCAGGCTGGTCGATCCGCCGCTTTCGCATGGGCCAGCATTGCGGCTCTACAGCCCCGCACCGTCCTCGCCACCCCATGCGCCAACCCCACCGCCGCGGATGATGGGCGGGCGGCGGCTGAACTGCTAGCCGAGCTTGCTGAACTCGATAACCTGATCCTGTTCAACGGCGTTGAGCCGAACGGCTGGTGGGAGATACGGCGAGGCAGCGTCAAGGGCGAGATCATAGGGCGGGGAGCTACCCCCCTAGACGCTCTCCGAGTCGCCCTCCAGCCCCGCTAGGTGCCCCATGACTAAATACGACAACGACGGCTTTCGCGAGGCCCCGCCCGATGACAAGGGCTTTACCGGTTTTACCGCTATCCGCCTGCCCGATGGGCGCGAACGATGGTGCGCGGATTGCGGACCCGAGGCGCGTGAACGCTTGAAGCAAGCGGAATAGCGACGATCATTATCGACTAACCGGCCCGCCCGTGCTAAGCGCGTGGCGGGTTTATTTTTTGGAGGATGCGATGCGAGTTTTGATATGCGGAGGGCGGGATTATGCCGATCACGGTACGATATGGCGGACGATGGACGGTATACGTGAGCGCACCTCGTTTTCAACGTTGATTGAGGGCGGGGCTACCGGAGCTGACATGTGGTGCCGCAAATGGGCTGAGTGCCAGCATGGGATGGAAATTGAAACACATCTCGCCGATTGGCGCAAGTATGGTAGAGCGGCCGGTCCTCTCCGGAACCAACGCATGCTAGACGAAGGGCGACCTGACCTCGTAGTGGCATTCCCAGGCGGGCGGGGAACTGCTGATATGGTTTGCCGCGCGCGGGCGGCGGGCGTCGAAGTTAGGGAGATCGTGTAAATGGCACGCATAAACGCACAAGCCTTCGACGCCGATTGCGCCGCCCGTTTCTTCGGGCATCTGGATCAGATACACCTTGTCTCGATCAGCCCCGCTCAAGTGGTGCGAGGAACCCGCTATTTCGGCGCCGACGTAGATGCGGCGGTTGCATGGACCATGGAAGAAAACCGCACCAGCAACGTGTACTGGACGGTCAATAGGGTGCGCGACGGCTTCAACCAAAAGCCCGCTAAGCGGGATATCGCGTCAGCGCGCTGGGTTCACGTCGATATTGACCCGCCCAAGGATAACAGCCTGTTTGATAAAGCCAGCGTCATGGAAACGATGGAACGGCTCGATCATCCACCCACGATTGTGATTGACAGCGGTAATGGCTTGCAAGCGTTGTGGGCGATCGAGGATAGCCAAAATCTAGCCGCGATCGAGCGCATCAATCAGCAAGTGCGAACCATGTTCGGGGCGGATGCGTGCTGGAACATCGACCGGCTATTCCGCGTGCCGGGCGGGGTCAATCATCCGACCGCGAAGAAGGCTGCTATGGGGCGCAAGCCCGCGATGGCTTCGATCTTGATGGAGTATACCGGCGAAACCTACGAACCCGCCACGCTGGCCGCATTCTTCCCCGAGCCCGAAGAACCGGCCGAAGCGGTGCAGCGCATTGCGGCTACCGTGGGCGACGTACGGCTGCTAACGTGCGACGACTTCGCGTTCACCCCATTCCATCCCGTACGCCGCGCGGTGGAGAAGCCTGCCGGGTCCGATCGCTCGCAATGGGTCTATCACGCGGCCTGCGCGATGGTGCGCGCCAACCTGTCCGATAGCGATATGGCGGGGCTGTTGCTCAATCCGGCCAACAAGGTAAGCGCCCACCTACTCGATCAAGCCGATCCGCGCCGCGCGTGCGAACGGGCAATCGGTGGCGCCAGGGGCGAGGAGGTGCCCATTCCCGAGGTCGATGTGACCGCGCTGGCATTGCCTCAAAAAGAGGTTGCGCCGGTTACGACGCCCGATTGGCGCGAAGGGCTATCCGGCCCGATGCGGCTGATGGTCGAGACGATCCTGACCTATGCCCCCAGCCCGCGTCCGGAGTTGGCGTTGGGGGCCGCGCTGGCATTGTTCGGCACCGCGATGGGCAGGCGCTATCAGACGCCATCGGGGCTGATGAGCAACCTTTATATCGTGGGGCTAAGCCCATCGGGATCGGGTAAGGACTTGCCCGTCAATGCGCCAGGGCAGGTGTTGATGCTGGCGGGCGAAGAAGGCGCCCGCATGGTGGGCGGCGATATCGTATCGGCGCGAGGCATCATGTCCGCGATCGAGGCATCGCCCACGCTCTACATCCCAGCCGACGAAATCGGCAAGCTGATCCAGGCCATCCAAGACCCGCGCGGCAATCTCAAAGAGGCCATTACGGTCCTGCTCAAGATGTATTCGGCTTCGCAGTCGATATTCAAGGGCGGTATGTATGCTAACAGCAAAGAGCGGCCCACTACGATCATCAATCGCCCATGCCTGGGGTTCTACGGGGTGAGCAATCCGCAAGCGTTTTGGGAGAAGCTGACGCATAGCAGCATCAGCGACGGGCTGTTGCCACGCTTTATCTTGCTGCCCGACACGATTGAGGACAAGCCCCCGCCACGGCGTTTGAAGCGAGCCATTTACCCGGATGCTTTGGTCGAGGCCGTGAAGGCGTGTATGCGGGGCGCTGATGGGCATATCGCCTTTCCGATGGGTAACGGAGCCTCGGTTAGCCCGAAGCCCTACGAGGTGCCATACGCCGACGATGCCGCCGACGATATGGAATACGAATTGCGGATGCGGCAATATCGGATGGAAAGCGAGGTCGAGCCCGACATGCGCCCATTCGTGCGCCGTAGCGCCGAAAACGCCATGAAGCTGTCATTGGTGCGGGCGGTTACGAACAACCCCGGCAAGCCCGTTCTTACCGCTCATGATATGGAATGGGGGTGGGCGGTAAGCGAGCGTTCGGTGCGCGAGTTCATGGTCAAGGCGGCTGGCAATATCAGCGAGAACGATCAGGAGGCCAAGGTCAAGCGCATTCTCGCCCGTATCGAGATGGCCGGATCGGAAGGCATCGGGCTATCGGAATTGGGGCGCCGGTTCCAGCAAATGACCAAGCGCGAGCGTGAGGACATATTGCATGATCTGGAAGAAAGCGGACTTATTCGTCACACCAAGACGACAGCGGAAAGCGGACGGGGCAGGCCGGTTGTTAAGTATTATGCGTTGGCGGCTTGAGCCGCGATAAAAACAGCGTTGGATGACATGGCGTCGATGAAAGCCCGTTCGTCGTCATAACCGCGTTGGGCTTGCTTCCAGTAGACTTCATCGCTTTCAATTATGTATGCAATACGCCAGAACTCGGCCGCTGATAGCGGTTCGGGTTTCGGTTGTTGTGCCGATGCGGCCTTAGGCTTTGCCTTGCCCATCAAGCTGTCTAGCAGCGTGTTGCGGATGAAATCCGATGTAGTGCGCCATTCGCGGCGATCGTCAATCGCGTCAATCAATTCCTGTGGGAGCCATACGACGACGCGTTTACCGATACGATCAACCATGCGGTCCTATTTATCACAAACGGCACTAGTGCACTAGGGCGCATCAAAACGTGCACCATTAGTGCACTAGTGTGAGGGTGAAATCGGCAGAATGAGCCTGTGATAAAGGGGAAAAGGGGTAGCTAAGTAACTGAATTATAATACTTATATTTATCTCTTTTATGTATGGTGTGTGTAGTAGTAGAGGGCGCGCGCGTGTATACCCCTCCCCCTTCCCTTCCCATAGGTAGTTTTAATGCAAGAAAGTGCAAAATGCCCGCTTGACGCCCCAGCCCTGCCCGTGCCATAGCGGGCGGGCAGACACGAAGGAGGAATGCGACATGACCGAGTTTAAGGCGGGCGATCGGGTGCGGTACACGGGCGCACAATCGCTGATTGAAGATGGCGAGCACCTATCACCCGATGCGTTGGGCTGGGAAGGCGTTGTCGCCGGTGATGTCGAGGAGCATGGGGGAGGGGTGTGGAACAATGGAAGATCATGGCTGGGCTATATTTCTGGCAATCTTGAATTGATCCGAGACGACAGCGAACTAGCCGAACTGCGCGCGTTCAAGGAAACGGCGCTGGCATCGGGCTATGTGCCGCCGGAGCCGCCTAAGCCGGAAACTGATCAGGAGGCGGTCAATCGCATTGTTCGTTCTTCCTACCACATGAGGGAGGCCGTAACACTTGCCATCGCATGGACACGCGCCAACCCCCGCTAACCTTGCCAAGCGGCGCGAAAGCGTGTAAGGTGCCGCGCATGGACAAAGCCTACCATGCGCGGCTGATGCGGAACTTGGATGAACCACAGCGCAACGCCTTGATCGCGCAAGCCGATAACGTGATTGACTTGCGCGATCGATTTGAGAAACGCATGGTGCCAGCTAGCGTTGTCGATTGCCCGTACATGGACCCCGAGGACCTGGATTGACCGAGAAGCGCAAGGGGGGCGCGCTGCGGGAGCGGCCATCGGACTTCTGGACCACGTATGTCGAGGTGGGGCGGGTTGGGTGTATCGAGCATTATCGCACCCACCGGACGGTAGTGGAGCGGTGGGCATCGGAAGTCGGGACGGCGGAACTACGAAAGGCTAGGGCGGATTATGTTAGTGAGCGGAAACGACAGGATGCGATGCCAAAGCGATTGGCGCAGCCGGTCGCTTGCGGCGACGAAGTCGATGCCGACGAACTCTCCGCAGCCTGCGCCTATCTCCGCGAAAACCGAAACGGGGGCTGGCGGGTTGGATTACGCGACGATGGACGCTATTTTGTGGGCACACGCTGTTGCACCGGGGCGGAAGTGATCGAGCGGGCCAAGGCCAAGGGTATGGACGAATGGTATGTCGAGGCGGACATGTTCAAGCGGCTGGCGATGCATGAGGGTGTTGACGAATGGGTTATCGAGCGGGAGATTGTGTGATGATTGAAGATACGCTGAAGCTAAAGCTGGAACTTGACGGCGATGTAATCGAAATGATGCGCATCATTGCTCGCGAGGAAATTGCCAAGGCCGGTAAGGGCAACTTTGGCATTCCGGGGGCTATGACGGACGAAAAGCTGGCCAATGCGATTGCCGAGCGGGAGTATTGATCGAATGAAATTGCCAATTAAAGACGATTGATCGGATTTTTCGATTACAGATAATGCCTAAGCCAGATACCCCTCCCCCCAAGCGCCCACGTGGGCGCCCCAAAGGCGCTGTAGGCCAGCGCGCCGAGGCTCGCCGCATGACCGTGCGTGAGTACGCGATGACGCATGTGTTCGAGATTATCGATATGTGGGCAGAGATCGCGAAGGACGCCAACGCGCCGCATGTCGCACGCATCCAGGCGGGCGAGAAGGTGATGAACCGGGCGATTGGACAGCCCGCCGCCGCTCAGCCGACCGAGCATGACACGCCGGATCAAACGCTACAGCGCATAGAACGGGTGATTGTTGACGTGCCGGTGCCCGCACAGAAAAAAGTGCGCGAGCCTGCAAAATAGCGCTTGACGGGCTTTCGATGCGCGCGCATAAGGGTGGGGCAACGGAGGACGATATGAGCTACGTGGTTGAGATTTGGTCGGATGTGGGAATTTGCTATTTCCCTTTAGCCTATATCTACAAGTCGGAAGTCAAAGCCATTGGCAAAATGAACAAGTATGTTGCGGAGGCATCGGAAAATGGCTGGAACACTCACGGTCGCGTAATTAACGCGACAATTCGCGACAAGGCGCTTGTGCCAGCCTGACCACCCTAACCATCCAGACCCCGCGCGTATTCTTGCCGCTATTGACCCCCAAGCGCTTTAAGGGTGCAAAGGGCGGACGAGGTAGCGGCAAGTCGCACAACTTTGCCGAAATGTGCATAGAAGAGTGTATTGCGCGGCCGGGTCTGCGCGTTCTTTGCGCGCGCGAGGTTCAAAAGAGCCTTAAGGAAAGCGCTAAGAAGCTTCTTGAGGACAAGATCGGTCGCGACGGCATGAACGTCGGACATTTGTTCGAAATCTTGCAAACCGAAATACGGACGCCCGGCGGGGGTTCGATCATGTTTGCTGGCCTTCGCGATCACACCGCCGATAGCATCAAGTCTTATGAAGGCATCGACATTTGCTGGATCGAGGAAGCGCAGTCAATTACCGCGCGCTCAATGGGCATGTTGGTGCCCACGATCCGCAAAGACGGTAGCGAGATTTGGCTAAGCTGGAACCCGCGCAAGCCACAGGACGCCGTAGAACGCCTGCCCTGGCACGATCCGAAGCGGGCGACGTTGGTGGTCGCCAACTACCTAGACAACCCGTTCCTACCCGGCGTACTGCGCGATGAGGCCGAGGCAAGCAAAGCCACCGATCCTGACCAATATGACCACGTATGGCTAGGCGGTTTCGAAAGCGCTGGTAGCAAGGTGGTCATTCCCTCGACTTGGGTGCGCAGCGCGATCGGGCTGGCGCAACGGCTGGGGCTTGAGGTAACGGGCAAGCTATACAGCGCACTCGACGTAGCGGGCGCCGAGGAAGGTGGCGACGAAAACGCGCAAGCGATCCGCAAGGGGATCGAATTGCAATTCCTCGACAAGTGGAACGGGCTTGACACGGCAATCACCACGCACAAGGCGGTCGCCAACATGGCCCGCTACGCGGTTACGGAGGGCTATTACGACAGCGTGGGCGTAGGCGAGGGGGTGACAGCCGAATGGGCGCAGATGGGGCGCCGGGGCGAGGCTCCGAGGCGGACGGACATGATCGCGTGGAGCGGCGGCGCCAGTCCGCTCTTCCCCGACAAGCGGATTGACCCGCTCAACCCACATAGTCCGCTTAACAAAGATCAGTACCACAACCTAAAGGCGCAGGCGTGGTTCGCGCTTCGCAAGCGGTTCGAGAACGCCCACAAGGCCGCGCAGGGGCGTGAGTATGATGCCGACCAGCTAATCAGCCTGCCAGCCGATTTGCCCTACCTGCAACAGCTATGCGAGGAAATATCGCAGCCCGAGCAGAAGCCGAGTGCCACGGGCAAGGTGATGGTGGACAAGCAACCAGACGGGGCGCGCTCGCCCAACCTTGCCGATAGCGTGGTGATGGCATATTGGCCTGCGCGGCAGGCGGGGTACAGCCTCGATTGGCTCGACTGAATTATTTTTGCGAGGCGTGCATTTTTTTTGTTGACGGGCTTTCGATGTGTGGGCATACGGATGTTAACAAGGAGACGCCGCCATGACTGATCGTGAAAAAGCAATCGCCGCCTACAACTCGGGAATTCTTTCCGAAACGATTGTGATCTATCCGGCTGGCAAGCGCACTGCCCGTCGTGTGAAGACGGCTCGCGGTACGCAGGTTCGCCTTTACCTTTCGGGGCGGCTTTATGCTCGCGGCGTCAGCGTCGAGCGTGCGCGGGAGTGGGTTGCATGATTTGATCGTGTTTTGATTTTGTGGTGTGGGGAGTATCGTGTTAGGCCATACGTGACCCTTAAATGACTGCGGTAAAAACAGTCAGCCACTTTTGATCGGGTTTTGATCGCAAGCCCCCGCTCTAACCAGCGGGGGCTTTTTTGTGCTAGGGTGCGGGCATGACCCTATCCCTCTACGATGGCCTCGCTAACGTCGTTTCCGGCGCCGGAACCAGCGCCGATAAGCGCATGGGCCAGCATTACGTCGCGCGGCACCTCGATTGGCAACAGATCGATGCCATGTATCGGTCCTCGTGGGCCGCTCGCAAGATCGTGGATTTGCCCGCCGCCGAGATGACCCGTCCCACCCGCGATTGGCAGACGAAGGAGGGCTCAATCGAAGCGCTAGAGGAACTGGAACGCAAGGTGCGGCTGTGGGCGAAGCTGGAGGAAGCCTTGCGCCTAGGCCGCATGGGCGGCGGGGTCATGGTCATTGGCGTCAACCAGGGCACGCCGAACCAGCCGCTTAATGTGGAGGCGCTGGGGCCGAACAGCCTGCAATATCTCCACGTCATGAGCCGCCATGAGATCGGCGTGGGCGAGATCGAGCGCGATCCGGCGTCCGAGAATTTCGGGTGCCCGAAATACTATCAGGTCGCGGGCGATAGCGCGTTCGTGGATATTCACCCGAGCCGGGTCATCCCATTCTGCGGCGAATACACCCCGCGCTTCAATGGCGATCACAGCGCTTTCTGGGGCGTGTCGATCTTGGAAATCGTGCGCGACGCCATCCAGAACGCCGATAGCGCGCAAAACGGTTTTGCGACGCTGATCGAAGAAGCGAGCATCGATGTGTACGGCATCCCCGACATGCTTTCCTCGCTTGTCAACGCCGAGTACGAACAGCGCCTCATGCGCCGCCTCACGCTGGCAAATACCGCCAAGTCAACCCACCGCGCAATCATCCGCGATGCGGGCGAGACGTGGGAACAGCATCAGGTCAGCTACGCTGGCATGCCCGAGGTCATCGCCAGCTATCTAGGCGTGTTGGCGGGCGCCTGTTCAATGCCCGCCACCGTGCTGCTAGGCAAGAGCCCCGACGGTATGAACGCCACGGGCGACGGCGATATGCAGAATTGGTATCGCACGCTCGACGGATGGCGCGAAAGCGAGTTGCGCCCGGCGCTAGACCGCCTTGACCCGATCCTGAAGGCATCGGCAGGCGTGACGACGGACGCATGGTGGGAGTTCGGTTCGTTCTACGAGGAAAGCGATAGCGTGAAGGGCGCATCGCTAAAGACGGTAGCCGAAACGGCGGGCGCGGCGATCAACGCGGGTATGCCTAGCGAGCCGGTGCTGAACAGCCTTGGCGTTGCCATGAGCGAAAGCGGGCTGTTCCCTGGCCTGGACAAGGGCCTTGCGCAGATTGCGGCGGAATTGGCGGAAGCGCCTTCGCTTGCTGAGGCAGCGGCTACGGAAGAAGCCCGCTTGACTGCGCAGCTTGAGGGCGTTACGGGGGAGGGTGTTGAGGAATAGGAGGAATTTATGTGGCAAGATATTTCTACGGCGGATAGCACTGGCCGAGCAATTTTAGTGGCGTTTAATCATCCAAATGAATGGATTGGATGGGTTAAGTTTGTCGCTCCAAGTTATGGGGATAGAACTAACTTGCCGGGCTATGCAAAGCCGACGCATTGGACTGAATTGCCAGATGATCCTGAATGAAAATCCCCCTTCCCCTCCTAGTCGCCCGCACCGGCACCAAGCGCAAACGGTTCGTGATCGGCAACCCCGAGCCGCGCGACATGGACCGCGTGCGCTTGCTGCGCGTGTATATGCAAGTCGTCAACCATTGGGCGGGAATGCGGGCTAAGCTGCTAGCCGAGTACGAGCGGACGTTGCAGGCTGCACAAGCAAATGATGGATACGAGGCGCGCGGCATTAAAGGTGTTCGCGCAGCCGATAGTGCGGAGGATATCAACTCAACCCTAGAGGAAGGTACTAGCTGGTTCAACCGGCTGGTGATTACGCTAGAGGCGGGCATTACGTCATGGGCGCTAGGGGTCGAGGCGTGGCAGCGCGGCAAGTGGCGAGGCGCTGTGCTATCCGCTACGGGGGTTGACCTCGACACGATGCTCTACGCGGGCGATGTAACGGAGACGGTGCAAAGCCGCATCCTGGCAAACCTAGAATTAATCAAGGACGTGAACGCGCAACAGCGGCAGCGGATGGCGCAAGTGGTGTTCAACGGGCTCAACCAGCGTCTGCCCGCGCGCGATGTTGCCAAGCAACTTGCCGAGGTGACGGGCTTCGGGCGCAAGCGGGCGCTGTTGATCGCGTCGGTCGAATTGCAGAAAATCGCTACGGCGCTTAGTGTCGAGCGGTCTCACCAAGCGGGCGTGGGCAATAAATACGAATGGGTGCATAGTCGGAAGAAGCATCCCAGAGATTGGCACAAAGCCCGAAACGGTAAGACGTTTAGCGACAAGGCGAAGCCGGGAAGCGAGGAATACGTGCCGCCCGATGACAGACCAGGAATACCAATTAGGTGTGGATGCAGGCGCTTGCCTGTGCTAGACCTGTCCGAATACGATGATGATATCTTGGAGGAATTTGCGTAATGAGTAATGGACTTAATTTCTTCTGGGGCCGCGATATCGCCCAAGCCCTCGCACTAGCCGAGTTTGAGGGATGGAAGCGGGCCAATCCTAAGCCTGTTGACAAGCCGCAAAAGCGCATGTAAGGGGGCTGTGTTGCGGTACTTAGCCTTTCAGCCGTAACAAGTAGCGTACCGGGGTTTGCGGCGCGACGTGCCGCACTAAGTAGCTTATAGCTGGCCCCATCCGCCCTCCACAAACCCGCTCCCGCCCGCTATTGTTGGGTCATGGCGCTTCCTCCCCTAAAGGTGTTTCGCGATAGCGCGGGCTTCGCGCAGGAAGCGCCCGACACGGCCGAATTGACCGCATCGCAGACGCGCGAGTTCAGCGAGTACGGCGGCGGGTTCATCGACTACACCGATAACAATTTTGCCGCTGGCATCACGACCTACCTCGCCGCTGGCGTTGCGCATCGGGTCGAATTGGACCTATCTGCCAGCGCCGCAAACACCCGCCTCAACCGCCCTTTCGAGAATTGGCGCCCATGGGATAACGCGACCAAGTTGGTACGCGCTCGCGCGCTGTACGATATGTTCGGCATCCGCATCAACATGCGCGTCGAGGCCGACATCCGGGGCGGGGTCATCAATGTGGCGCTGCGCACGCCCACGATCGAGATTGCTACCGATACCAAGGCGCTGGTGAGCGCGGGCGAGGAAGAGCGGCTTACTGCCAGCCTGTTGCAAATCCCCGTGCGCGCGGGCTTCCTGCGCGATGGGGCATCGTTCTACCTGACGCCCAACGTGCCCATGACCCTGATCGAGTTTAGCCCCGAGTTTGGCCCCGAGGGGTATGAGGCATGACAACGCGGGTATGGTTCGAGAACGACGCAATCCAGATGGACGGGCTTGGCCCCTTTCCGGCGCGCTCGCTGTTCACGATCGCGGATGGCGACCGCATCCATATCCTGACCCTTAGTGGCGTGCGTCAGACGCAACTTGAATATACCGGATACGCCCGCCGCGATGGCAGTGGGTTCGCCAGCCCTGCCGATGCCAAGGGCTACCTTGACGGCGAATTGGGGCGTCCGGTGCTGGGCGCCGACCCCGAACAAATCCAGGCGGCGATCGACACCGCGCTTTCGGACGTGCCCGACTTCGCCCTACAATTCGACAGCGCCGCCACGTAAGAAAGGATTGCAATGGCCGTCACTTTAGTCACCCGCATCAGCGACCTTGCAACCCGGATGGGCGCCAAGGCGAAGGCGCTGAACGTTCTCATCAACGGCAATGCGGCCGATAACAGCGCCCTGCTGACCGCCGCCAAGGACTTGGTGGGCGCGGTCAATGAGGTGCGCGGCGTTGCCGTGGGCGCGGCTGCCACGGCATCGAACGGCGCCACGATCAACGATAGCACGACCACCTCGACCACGCAGACCTATTCCGTCACCAAGATCAATGCGGCCATCAAGGCGGCGGTTGATGGCGTAGTGAACGGGGCTCCGGGCGCGCTCGACACGCTGACCGAACTGGCAAACGCCCTCGGCAATGATCCCAACTACGCCGCGACCGTGACCGCCGCGCTTGGCAACCGCGTTCGCTTCGACGCGGCACAAAGCCTGACCGCATCGCAGCGACTGGTCGCGCGCTCGAATATCGACGCCTATGGTTCGGTGGAGATCGGCAACCCGGATACCGACTTCGTTGCCATCTTCAACGCGGCGCTCGCCTAAATGGCTAGCCTAGTCGAGCGCATCGGCTCACTGGCGCAGACTGTGGCGAGCCGCTTCAACGGGCTGGTGGGGCAACCTGCCGCCCGCACGGTGGCGCTTGGAACGGCCTACCGGCCTACGGTGACGGGCAAGAGCGCGTTGGTTACGGTCACGCTCACCAGCACGGCCACCATAACGCTAACGGGCGGCGCGACCAACAGCGCGGACCTCGTGATTGGCCTCGCCGCGACGATCGCAACTACGGGCGGCACGGTGATGGGCAAGTATGCCAACACCAATACCGGCGCGCTTACGGTGGGCCTATCGCTATCGACGGTCATGACGAACAGCTACACGCTTGCCATTCCGCCGGGCTGGTACTTTGCGATCCGTCAGACGGCGGGTTCCGTATCGGTTGTCAGTGCGTTTGAGCAAGCACTAGGGTAACACCACGGGAGAACGACCATGCGAACGGGCATCCGAATAACCAGGACGCTCCATCCGCAACACTTCCGAATAGGAAAGCCCGCCGGTTAGGGCGGGCTTCCGTTAGCATGATATGGTAAGGTTTGAGGCGGCGGCTACTTCGGGGTGGTCGCCGTTTCGTTATCTTGCTCTCTGTGGCTATAAAACACCGTCTTATCCGGTGCCTGGATGGTGTAAGATTGTTGGTCGGCTTCGATCCGCAGCCGTTCGGCCAAGGCTTCAGCGTGCGCCCAAATCTCTTCTGGCGTACTAGGAAAGCGCGGATAGTTAATCAATCCGACAATATACCCCTCCGTCTCTCCATCGGTATATACAAAGCAAGTCGGCGTACATGTAACGCACAAACCAACTTCGTCGCAATAGGTGCGGCATTGATCTTCAATGTCGCTGGCACGTCCTCCAATAAAAATGCTGACAGGGTAACTCTGAACTGGTTCGCTGATAAACATTCAATCCTCCTATATACCACACCACCCTGACGAGCACCCCGCTTGCCCAGGATCGGGATCAAACAATCGCATTTGACCGCTGCCATATCCGCCGCGCCCCGACTTGGCCCATTCCACCACTTCGCGAATACCCGTGGCGCCCATCTTATTCGATGGGCGAAACATGGCTCCCTTGGTTTTGCCGTTGGCGGTTAATTCACCACCTAATCCTAATTCTATCTCTAGTGCCTCAATTTCAGCGATGCGCTCCTCATCTTGCGCCGCAACGATCAAATCGCCGCGACTAGCGTTGATGCAAGGCGAGCATTCCATACTTCTATGTTTGAGTGGAACGATATTTGCGCGCTCTAAAAACACATTGCGCGTTTCTTCCGTCCAATCAGCGCAAGGTGCAAGCATGACGCGCCCACCGTGCGACGGGCTTGATGCCAGAAATCGCGGAAACTCGGAACGATCTTCGCTTTCTTCTCGGCGAACGCCGACAAGGCATACGGCGCGTTTGTCGGGATCGTTCTGTTCAAGCCATCGCTCGCCCGGCTCAATCTTTAAGATGCCACTGCACCACTGATACCGATTAGATGGAAACGCTTTCTTTTGCCGCGCTAGACCAACAAAGCCGATGCTTTCAGTGCGATGATGCGTAAAGCCAAGGCCGGCAACCCATCGCTCCATGCGCTCAACGCGCTGCATCCACCAGCCCGCCGCCCATCCGGTATCGGAATACACACAAGCAATATCGGTTAGCTGTTGTTCATGGCACCATTGAATGAGGGCGCAACTATCGTTGCCATAGCTGGTAAAGATTACAAATCGCATAGCCCTACCCCCATACACCCGCGCCCGCTACCATGCAAGCGATATGATGCGCTTTCTCGACAACGCCAAGCTGGGCGAAATCCGCACCACCGCCGATGGCTACAAGGTGGCAGAGGTGCCGGTCGCGCGCACGGGCATTCAGGATTACGCGGGCCGCGAGGTCGGACGACCCGATATGCCCGTGGTTCGCATGTACCGCCCGCCCGACGCGGTGTTTGCGGACAGCTATCTGCGCTCGATCGCTCACAAGCCCGTCACCGATGACCACCCCGCGAGCGATGTCAACAGCGCCAACTGGAAAGACTTGGCGGCGGGCTATACGGGCGACAGCATCCGCAAGGATGAGGCAAACGGACTTATCTATGTCCCGCTGCTGTTTGCCGATCAAGCCGTGATCGACAAGTTGGAGGCTGGCAAGCGCGAGGTATCGTGCGGCTATACTTGCGAGATCGAATGGACGGCGGGGGTAACCGATAGCGGCGAGGAATACGATGCTATTCAGCGTCCGCAGGCACTAAATCATGTCGCCCTAGTGCAAAAGGGCCGGGCGGGCTATAGTTGCCGTGTGGGCGACAATTGGTCCCCCATCACTGATAAGGAGCCCGTAGTGGGGACCAAGACTATCACTTATGACGGGCTCCCCGTCGAAGTCACCGACGCGGCGGAAGCCGTGATTAACAAGGTTGTGGGCCAGCTTGCCGATGCCGATGCCAAGGTTGTCGCGCGAGACGCCACCATTGTCGAGCGTGACGCGGCGATCGTCGCGAAGGACGCGGAAATTGTGCGGCTGAATGCCGCTCTTGCCGACGCGGCTATTACGCCCGCCAAGCTGGCGGATGCCGCCCGTTCGTATGCCACCACGATGGCAAAGGCCAAGGCGGCGGGCGCAACCGTGACCGACGCAATGACCGAAGCCGACGCGCACAAGGCCGTCGTGACCGCCAAGATGGGCGATGCGGCGAAGGACTACACCACCGACCAGTTCGCGCTCGCCTTTGCGGTCCTGACCAAGGACGCCAAGATCGAGGATGCGGACCCGCTGCGCGACGCGCTTCGCGATAGCGCCCCGGTTAACGATGCAGCCGACAAGGCCGTGTCCGACGCCCGCACCGCGATGCTTGATCGACTGTTCAACCCCCTGAAGGCGGACGCATAACCGATGGCTACCTATCAGACGACCTATAGCGACCGTCCGGCCAAGGGTTTCCCCGGCCAGATCGCGAACGAGGAAAAGCACAATCAGATCAGCCGCACGGTTTCGAACGCCGAGGGCATCCGGTTCGGCGCTCCGGGCTTCCGCGTTGCTGGCGCGGGCAACGACCACAAGATTGCCGCAACGGGCAGCAAGTTTCTCGGGCTCGCGGTCCTGACCCCGGCGGTTCCGCCCGCCAATGCGGTCAACGGCGCGACCGATTACTACCCGCAGAATTACACGGGCGCATTCATGACCGATGGCACGATGTTCGTCACGGCGGGCGGCGCGGTCGCTCCCGGCGATGCCGTGACCTACAATGCAGGGACCAATCGCTACACCGCGACGGGCGGCACCGTTATTCCGGATGCGTTCTTCGACACGACCGGCGCCAATGGCGATATCGTCGAAATCTCGCTCAAGCATCGGAGCGCATAAGGGATGAATATGCAGGCTTTCAAGGACGCGCAGACGGCGTTTCCGTTCGTTATCGCGCAGGGTCGCAATATCGAAGCGCAGATTTACGCGCGCCGGTATCCCAGCTACGATTACGCCTCGATTGTCCCGGTTGTGACCGAAGGCAACGAGTGGGCGATCGGCACCACCTTCATGACGACCGATACCACCGGGCGCGCCAAGTTCGTGTCCGGCAAGGGGACCGACGTTCCCTTCGTGTCGCACAGCCACGATCAGGCCAGCCATGACTTCGCGCAGGTCATGCTCGGCTGGGAATGGACCATGGAGGAGGTCAATCAGGCCGCGCTCTATGGCATCCCGCTTTCGGCAACGCTCGCACTGGCAGCGGGCGACGGCGTTGACCGCTTCCTCTACGCGCAGGCCATGAAAGGCCAGGACGAGGACGGCAACAGCGAAAAGGGCTGGACCGGCTTCGTAAACGACCCGACCGTGCAGCGTTTCGATGCGGACGCTTCTTCCGCCGATGCCACCCCTGCGCAGGCGGCGGCGATGGTCAACGATGCGCTCGATGCGGTTCGCACGAACTCGGCCGAGGTCGAGACCGCCGACACGATCGCGCTCCCGCCTCGCCTGATGCGCCGGTGGGCCACGCAGTCGCAGGGCGCGGGCGACGGTACGTTGAACGTGCTTGAATATATCCGCCGGAACAACATTTACACGGCGGAAAACTCGGGCGCGCAGCTTCGCAT